TTATGGTGTAGGGGCACACCACCCATAACACGGTTCGAGTCCGTGGATTGTCTGGGCTGGGGGTGGAAGATTAAGGTTCGAATCCTTTTTAATCAACAAACATTATGCAAGGAAGGGCAACGGTCGTCCGCTAGGCTCATAACCTAGAAGCTGTGGGTTCGATTCCCACCCTTGCGTCAAACAAATTGCAAGATGGACTGGAGGTGGTTCCAGCTCGGTCTCATAAGCCGTACCATGTGGGTTCGACTCCCACTCTTGCAACTAAAAGGGTGTCTATCCAAACGGTGAAGGAGGATGACTGTAAATCATTTGCTATATGCTAAACTTGGGGGTTCGAATCCCTCGGCACCCACAAAAGAAATGAAACCTTACATAGGATGGATTAGCACCATTGAAAGAGAACTTGTCTCTCAGAGGATCGCAACCTAAATCGAGAGTAATAATGACCCAAGTTGTTATGTAGGAGACCCTGCTCTACTGTGCACGGTATCAGGCTATGGGGAACAAACCATCGTAAAACTCTTGCCCATATAATACTTATGGAAGGACTTTCATTTCTAATTTGCAGTAATAGCTCAATGGATATGTTCACATTCCTTGAGACCTAAACATAAACCATTAAAAAAGCATCAATAGCTCAATGGTAGAGTTCTTGTCTTCCAAACAAGATGTTGCGAGTTCGAATCTCGCTTGATGCTCCATAAAATCTTTTAATTCGTTATGGGTGAAAAGAAATTTAATTTTATTTATATGACTACTTGTTTAATTACATCAAAATACTATATTGGTATGCACTCAACCAATAATTTAAATGATGGATATTTTGGAAGTGGTAAAATTTTATCAAATTCAATAAAATTTTATGGTAAAGAAAATCATAAAATTGAGATTTTAGAACATTTTGATAATAGATTAGAATTAAAAAATAGAGAAAAAGAAATTGTTAATGAGTCATTATTAAATGATGTTTTATGTATGAATTTAGTTTTAGGTGGTGAAGGTGGATTTATAAGTGAGGAAGGCGCTAAAAAGGGTAGAGGTAAATGTGATGAAATTTTGAAAGTAAAATATGGTGAAAATTTCAAAAGTATTATATCTAAAAATTACCATAACAATTTAAATCCTGAACAAAAAGAAATACATATTAACAAAATTAAAGTATCCCATATTGGGTTAGATAAGAAAAATTTTTTAGGTAAAAAACATAATCAAGAAACAAAAGATAAAATATCTAAATCAAATTCAATTAACCAACAAGGAAACAAAAATTCACAATATGGTACTTGTTGGATTACTAAAGATGGTTTGAATAAAAAAATTAAAATAGATGAAATTGTAGAATTTGAAAAAGAGGGTTGGAGAAAAGGGAGAGTTTTAGATAATATAAAGATAACATAGTATGAATGAAAACTTTTGAGGAGCAAAAAAGGTTAACTGAGTTAAAATATCTTAGAACTGGGGATAAAATCCATATTAAGTCTCGTGATGGTTTATATACCTTCTTAAAAAAAGACTTTAGAACTGGTGAAATTCATATAACCTGTAAAAGGTGGCAGTATGAAGAAAATCCGATAAGAGTAACAAGTTTTGATGATTTCAAATGTTTGGCTGGTGGAATATGGAGAATTATTAACAATTAATTTTTAAAAAGATTATGAATAAGTCTGAAATAATTAAACAGATTAAAGATTTGAGTGGTTTTAATAGTTCTGATGCAACGATGGCTATAAATGTCGTGCAAGAAATTTTAACAACATCGTTATCAAAAGGTGAAAAAATAACCATTCCAAATTTTGGAACATTTGAAGTTGAGAACACAAAAATAATTTTTAAACCTAGTAAAAATTTGTTAAAGTCAATTAATAGCTTATAGAGGAACTTGGGATATTAAATATAAAAAGGGGGATTAGCTCATTCAGCAAGAGCACTTGTTTTGCACACAAGAGGTGGTCGGAGCAAAGCCGACATCCTCCACTAAACAATAAACATTTTTTAAAATAAATTTATGAGAAAATTTTTAGTATTTTTAGTATTAGTAGTATTATTGACATCTTGGTCATATACACCCCCACGTAGGGTATTATTTATCGGTGATAGTTTAACCTGTGCAACTGGTGGGTGGCAAGACCAAGTTTCCAAACATTTTGGATATCAAAGGGTCAATTTATCTAAAGGTGGTGTTAGAACGGATTATATGAGGACAACCCTAAATGCTTGTTTTAAAAACGATTCAGCTTTCTCACAAGTATTCATTTATGGTGGATGCAATGATGCTTTCTCTTATGTAAATCTCCAAGGTGCGGTTAATAACATTCAAATGATGGTTGATAGTTGTAATAGAAGAGGAATTGAACCAATTGTGATTGTGGGTTTTAATCCTGCTCAAGTAACAACAAAAACTGTCTATGACGCAGAAACAACCAAGAGATGTGTTGGAAGATACATTGAGTTTCAAAAGTTGATGGTTCACGAGAAAACTGGTTTAAAAAATTGTAAGATAATTCCAATGGATACAACAATGTTTTATAGTGATACTGGTGATGGAATTCATTTTGCAGCGAGTGGTCATAGAAAATTTGCTAATTGGGTTATAAAACATATGTAAAAATGAAAAAAATATTTTGGTTTTCAATTTTAATCACTATCTTTGTATCCTGTAACAAACACCCCACAATAGAACCTGGTGATATTGTTAAGAAGTGTGTAATTGATACGATGTATATTACAGAATCAACATCCACAATTGAATTTGGTAAGAGATATAATTATAAAACCGATTGTGATGAATTGATATTGACAAGAAGAAGTGATGTATATAAAATAGGGGATACAATAACCTACGTTTATAAAAGAAGATAATATATTGGCTGGTAAAGCATAGGTGGTGATGCACTTGACTTGTAATCAAGATAATGGGGTTCGATTCCTCATACCAGCTCCAAAAATCCCAATTGATGTAGATAGATTGGGTGGTTAGCAAGCCCAATTGCTCGTATTATGGTTAATATGTCACTATAACCAGGGTTGCCAAGACCAGATTGTTGGCAGTTTACACGAGATAGTCACTCGCATTTTCTACAAAAGGCAAAAAACACTAGTCCGTTTCTACAGGATGATGGGGTATTGAAAAAGTGTAGCTAACTTGGAAGATACCCCAAAATTTTTTAAAAAAAACATAGGAAAAAATGAATAATTCAGGAAGAACAACTATCTTTGTCTTATTAATCACTGAAACACATAATCACAATGGCTAAAGAGAAAAAAACAATCCAAGTTGAGTTATTAAAAGAATTCGCAAACAACTATTTGGCTATTCCAATGGTTTCTATCCAAGAAAAAATGGGCATTATCACAATGATTGAAAAGGTTCTACATGAATCCAATGCTTATAAAGGCTATATGTATTTGAAACTTGAAGAAAACAATACCCCACCAGCATTTGAAACTGAGGGGTGGGTAACAAGAAAATATTTTTAGCGGTTGTGACACCTAATAATTCACAAGTAGTGGTTGACACTTAGAATGTTACCTGACTTTATGGTTTGGAATAGAAAAACCGAAAACTTTTAAAACTTTGAATATTATGACACTTATTTATGTAATCTTGGATAGTAACGATAGAATTCCTATTCTAACTACAAGTAGTATTGAAAAAGCTGAATTACTTTTGAATCAATATATGGGTGTTGAAGGTCCTATATTTGATGAAAGTGTTGAGTATATAGGTTTTGAACCGTTTGATGACAGAGGTTATTATACACCTTATGAAGGTGAATACAAATATAAAACTGAAGATGGTGAACAAAGATTCATAAGATATTGTATGGGATTAGATACTTTAAATTAAAATTTAGTCTTGTAGGCAAATTGGTAAGTCACGAATACTAATGTAGGGGTACGCAGGTTCGATTCCTGTCAGGACTACAACATTTAAAACATCAACTCGTAAAGAAAATGATGGCAAAGAGGTTCAGATTAAAGGTAACGGGCTCCTACCTACCCTGAACAAGATGTTTTAATTAATATGGTCAAGTGGCGGAATATTTGCACCCATAGCTCAACTGGAAGAGCAAAAATTTTCTAAGTTTTCGGTTGTAGGTTCGAGTCCTACTGGGTGTACTAAAACAAATTATAAAATTATGAAATTTAAAGTAGGAGACAAAGTTTACAAACCGAAAGGTTACAAATTCCCAGGTATAGTTGTTGCGGTATTCCAAACTACATCTGGTGAAACAAGAATTGTTGCAGAATTAATTGATAATGGTATGTTACACATATTTAGTGAAAGTCAGTTAGAACTTGATAATGATGAAAAAAATGATTAATATGGAAAAAACTCCAATACAAAACGTTATAGACAGAGTTGAAAAACTTGTTAGAGAAGCTAAACAAAATACAGAGGAAAAAAGAAAATTAAATATAGTTATTTCTTATCTTTGGGATGAGTTACAAAATGAAAGATATGTAATGTCTGAAATTTATGAAAAAAGTAAAAAAGAAGATAATGAAGTAACTGGAAAAATGTGGATTGAAAAAAATTTTATAGACTATCAAAAATTTTTATAATGAAAGACGAAAATCAAGGTAAAACAAATGACCAAAGAGAATTTGCAATGTTTATGTTCTCTGGTTCAATGTTAGCACTAATTGTATTAGGATTGGTTTATCTCATTAAGGTGGGATTTAACCTTTAAAAGAAATGCCTGAGTGGTGGAATGGTAGACACGTTTGGCTTAGACCCAAATTCCGTTTAAAGGAGTAAGAGTTCGAATCTCTTCTTAGGTACTAACATTTTAAAAAAAGAAATTATGGATTTATTATTTGGTTCAATTTTTATGGGTATTGGGGTTTTCACCTTTTTTTGTTCATTCTCTTTTGTAGACAATAGAGGCATTTATTTATTTATTCTTGGGGTTGTATTATTCTTCATTGGTTTAATAATCATCCCAAAAACACCCCCAAAACCAATTGAGATTAAATCAAACAAGGTAATTAATGTTGATTCAATTTATTTGCAAGGTTATAAAGATGGGATAAAAGATTGTAATAAAAATTGAATTGTTGGGAACATTTGATTGAGTTATTTGGTTATAATAAAAACAACTTAAAACTTAATATTATGAAAACCAAGAATAAACTTAAAGTTACAATTGATGCCATTGGTAATGGTGCTAGATTGGTGTATTTGGAGAATAACCCACATGGGTTTGTATCAGTAACTAAGGTACACAAAAGTTCAAAACAATATTCACGTAAAAATAAGAGTAAAAAAGAATTATGGTATTAACAGAACAACAAGAAAAATTTCTTGAGTTTGTCAAAGAACAGCATGGCACTCAAGTGAGAAAATATACGGGAGAACCTTACTGGACTCATCCATTAGCTGTTGCGGAATTAGTAAATAAATATAAATCAGATTCTTTTAGTAATGGTGAAGTATTTGCTATAGAAATATCGTTAGGTCATAATTTATTAGAAGATACTCCTTGTACTATTGAAGCTTTAAGAAAAAAATTAAGTGAGATTGGTTATCCCTATTTAAGTACTGAGATGATTGTTTCAGGTATTGGTCATTTAACCGACACCTATACCAAAGAAGCTTATCCTAAACTCAATAGAGCCAAAAGAAAAACTATGGAAGTTGAAAGGCTTGGTAGAATCCCTGCTTATTGTCAAACAGTTAAATATGCTGACTTGATTGATAACCTTTCATCTATTGTTGAGTATGATAAATCTTTCGCTGTTACTTATCTTCAAGAGAAAAAAGAGTTACTTGAGAATATGAGGGGTGGAAATTTTGATCTTTACTTGAAAGCAATAGAAGTTTATCTGGAAGCTTTAAAAACTCTTGAGGGAAAAGGATTTTGATGAAATTCCTTATTGTCTAAAGTAAAACCTTTCACCATTCAACATAAATAAAAATGAACATTTTTTTCTTAGACTACGATGTTGTTAAATGTGCTAAATACCATTGCGACAAACACGCAATCAAGATGATTTTGGAATCAGCACAATTATTATGTGGTGCCCACCACGCAACAAATTCCAAATTGGATATTCCTTATAAATTATCCCACAAAAACCACCCCTGTTCAATATGGGTTAGAGAATCATTATCTAACTATTTATACTTATGTGAACTTGGGTTGGAATTGTGTAAGGAGTATACTTATAGGTATGGAAAACGTCATAAATCCCAGGATGTTATTGAGTGGTGTGTAACAAATTTTGTCAATATTTGTGACAAAGGTTTTACTGAACCACCCAAAGCAATGCCGGATGAATATAAGGTTAAAGACGTTATTCAATCTTATAGGAACTATTACATTGGTGCAAAAAAAGATTTTGTTTCTTGGAAAAATCGTGATGTTCCCTATTGGTTTTGTGAAGAAAATCACTTAGAATTGGTATAAAAATAAAACTATGTATATATTCAATAAAATAATAACAGGAATTTGGTTTCTATTATTTCTTCTATTTTTGTTTACATTTAGAAAAAGAAGGAAAGCATGAAAGAAAAATTAACAAAGTTTCAAACTAAGGTTTGGCAAACAATTGAACCCATAATTAAAAAAGAATCTTATCAAGTTAATTTGACATTTGATGACGAATTTGTAATAACCAGAGATTCTAAATTTACAATTAAAATTTTTCCCAAAAAAGAAGTTTCAATAACACAAGACAAGACAATAATTTTTGAGGAAAAAAATATAACTGAATTCGTAAAATTCTTGGAAAACTTAAATTAAAAAAATGAACATTAATGAAGCGTATGAGTTTGTTATGAACAAACTTGAAAGATTGAAAAATGAGGGGATTGATTACACAATGAATGAATCAATTAAAACTCCAATATTGATTGAGAAATATGATAAACCAAACAGATTACCAGTTGATAAGTGGATTAATATCGCATTCAACTTGGAAAATGAAAGTGATATAAAGAAAATTCACGATATGGAAAATCTGTGTAAAATGGTTGGGATTTATTTTGATACCAGATTTGGTAAAGTCCAACGAGACTGGGAAATAGATTGGTCATTTAGATTAAATTCTTAAAAAAATCCCCATTTAATTTTGATATTAGGTGGGGATTTCTTAATTTTGTGAAACAATTAAAACTAATAAAACAATGGGCACAAACTACTACAGAATTCCAAGTGTGGAAGAAATGGAAAAAAGAAAACAAGAGTTGATTGATACCATTAATTCTTTGGATATTCATCCATTTTCAATTCAAAGAAACTTTAGAACAATTAAAAAACAAATTGATTCTATTGATTATTACTCAATTTGGGATTTATTTGTTGAAGACACAAACATTCATTTGGGTAAACGTAGTAGTGGTTGGAAGTTTTTATGGAATTTTAATGACAAAAAATTTTATTCAAATAAAGAAGAATTATTGAACTTTATAAGAATAGGTAGGGTTATAGATGAGTATGGTAATGAAATGGATGTAGAAGAGTTTATCACAATGGCGTTAGTATGGGGGCAACCTGATGGATATGATTTAAAACGTTATAGACAAGAACATCCAAGACAATACCACTACGATTTTGAAGTAAAAGAAGAATATATAGATGAATTAAGAATTTCACCAAATAATGAATTTAGTTAACAATTTAAAAAATAAAATATTATGGCTAAGAGACTTTCATATGAAGAAAAAAAGGAAAAATTGTTCGTTGACATCATAAATAAGATGTTTGAAATCGCTGGTCACAAGGTTACCTTTGAGGATATCAAAGATCGTAAGGATGCTTGGTACAATGATTGGACAATGACTGAAGACCAATATAACGAATGGAGAAAATGGGGGGGTAAAGAATTAAAGAAAAAATTGAAATTAACTGACACTTATGCTGATAGACAAATGGCAATGATTGGGTTAAATTGGGGTTTGAAATTTGATAAATAAGATATTTATACTAAAAAAGAAGTATGAAAAAATTTATTTGTAAATTTGTCCAAAAAATAACTTTTGGTAAAGTTTGTCTTGGGTGGTGTAAATTATAAAGTGTGAGGTAATCTCACACTTTTTTTATTTTTGTTAATATTTATATTTTAGTATAAAATAAATATAAATGGCATATCCTTTAACAACTAATCTATCAAGTAAACCTAATGCAACTTTAACATCATTAAATGATACTTTGTTAGATGATAATTTTGCAAAAAGTTTAGAAACATTAATTAATGGTTGGACACAAAATTCAACATATAAAATTACTTTAAGTAACACACCAGATAATAATAAGTTCGCAGTCCAATTTACTACTACAATTGGAAATGATTCAGGTGATTATAAGTTAAGAGATTATGTTAACGATAAAATTAATCCACCAATGTCTGATGGTCAATTAAATGTTGATATTTCTAGTAAAAAAATAACATATACACAAAAAGCTGGAACAACTAAAACTGATGTCTCAACAACTAAAACAACGACACAAGCACCAAATACAAGTAAAGCAAGTACAATTAACACTTTGGCACAACAAATAAAACAAAGTGGTGTGTTTGATAATCCTTTAGCTAAAGATGTCGCATATCAAGGATATGATAACCTTTCAGAAGAAATTCTTAGAGTTAAAAAATTAATGAAATTATGAAATTTATAGACCCTGTAAAATTTGGTAAAGTGAAAGAAAGAAAAGATAAAAAAATCATATATGAACCTGAGTCAGATGATTTTATTATAGCACCATATGATGGTGTTATTGATGAGATACAAGAAGGATTAAGAGAAAATCGTAATGGGTTTATAAGAATAAAACATAGTGTTGATGGTGAGACATATTATTCTGAAATAAGTGGACTCAAAGATATTACAACTCAAAGGGGTGTTGATGTTAGTCAAAAAGACAAGTTAAGTAGAACTGGTAACTATCTCGTGGAATATGAAATCAAAAATAAAAGTAAAGATAAAGTAAGTATTGGTCCTTTTTTTACGGGAGATATAGGTGGAAAAAGTTCAAAAGAATTAAAAAAATCTGATAGTGGTAGTAGTAAAAGTAGAAACGATGATAATGATAGTTATAATGATTGGAATAAACCATACAGAAAAATAGAAAAAGTACCTGATATATTTACATCATTATTCTTATCCCCAATAAATTTGGCATATAAAGCTTTAACTGATTTTTCAGGAAAAAAAGAAAACAAAGACGAAAAAGAATTAAATGAAGAAGTCAAAAGAATTAGACAACTATTAAAATAAAAAAAATCCCCATTTCAATTAAGAGTGGGGATTTTAATTTTTAGTTAGAAATTAAAATTATTTCTCAACTTTAACAGTGTCAACAGAAGGAGTTGTAACTGTTGTACCTTCAACTTTAGTTGAATCTTTAGTTGTTTTAGTTTCTTCAGTTTTTGTAGTTGTTCCACAAGATGTGAAAACCAAGCTCAAAGTTACAATTGCTCCAAAAAGTACGTTTTTCATTTTTTTTCTTTGTTTTTAAAATTGATTTGTTATTTTTTATAGACAATAAATACATAATAATTCCAAAGAAGTCAAATAGTTTTAACATTTTTTTAAAAAAAATATACTTATAAATAAAACATAATATATGAATTGGAAACACACCCTAATTATTGTGGTATCAATATTATTGATTGGAATGTTTTTGGGTTATTTGATAAGTTATAACGCAAAAGAAACAAGAAGTCTCCAACAACAAATTATAGATGCCGAAAGAAAAGCAATTGATTCCTTACATAAGGAATTGGTAACAATGAAATCTGATAGAGAAAAAATGGAATCTCAACTTGAATCACTAACTACGGGTATTAGTATTAGTGAATCAAACTTATCAACAAAAATAAACCAATTAAAAATTCAGAACAATGTTAAGATTGATGCTATTACTAGCAGTACTAATGACCAACTCCTTGATGGTTTACGCGCAAGATACAGTAAAAAATAATAAAGATTCTATTGAACCCAAAATTGATTTAATGATTATCAATGGTGACACATTGTTCACAATGAATAGAAAGTTCGCTGAAAGAATTGCAATCGAACATGACTCATTAGAAATAATGGTTGATAAATTCAAAGAATGTAATGATGTACTTTCAACAAGTTTGGAACTTAAAGACCAATATAAAGTAGCTTTGGATAAATCAGAACAAGTTTCAGATATGTTAAGGAAAGAAGGTGATAAAAAAGATAAAATCATCAAGGGATATCAAACAATAGACGAGTCACAACAAAAGATTATTGGTGAATTACATAATGAATTCAAAAAAGCCAAAAATAGGAATAAATGGTTAACAGGATTAACCATAGGAGGTGTTTCGGTGGGGTTTACTTCAATTATCCTTTTACTTTTAAAGTAAGTAATTTAAAATTATTATGTCTATATGACATAAAAAATTAAATAATTTATTATTATGGGAATTACTTATTTCGCTTTAGGTATGCTCTCGATGGTGGCTCTAATATTTGTTGGAGTTATTGTTTGGGGTTTGGTTAAGGTACTAAGAATTGAAAGGCAGATTGTTGCCATAAAAGAAAAAGACAAATTTGAATTTGATAATGTTCAACGTCAATTTGATAATCTCTATAGGTCTATTGGTGACCATAAAGATAATTCAAATAAGGCTATGGACAACTTGTGGCGAGAGGTTACTATCAAGTTTGATGAATCAATACGTTATACTGACAAAAGAATTGACAAATCATTAAATCAAAAAGAAATTCAGTAAAACAAAAAACCCCTTCTTAACGGAGGGGTTTTTTTATTTTATGTAATATTTATTATAAAAATTAAAAATATGAAAAAAATTATAAAATTAACAGAATCAGATTTAATTAGATTAGTAAAGAAAGTTATTAAAGAAGAAGATGGTGAATATCTTAGAGGGGAACTTCACGCACTTGTTGGAAAAGTAATGAAACTTGAAAAAAGAATGGAAATGCGTGGTAATCCTGACTGGATGGTGGAAGAATACGAGGAAGCTGAAAAGGAACTTAAAAAATTCCTTCAAAAACATCCTTCTATGAATGATTATCTTGAAGAGGTTGAGAATCACTTTATTAAACGATTATACCAATAATTTAATTAAAAAAATAAACCCCTTCTTAACGGAGGGGTTTCTTTTTTAAAGGTGGAGGCATGGAGAGTCGAACTCCTTCCTGTCCATCTTAACTATTAAGGACTACATGTTTAGGACAACATTATTCGCAGTGTTCCGAACTATTTGATTTTCATACACCCAAAATCAACAAAATCGGTCAATTCATTTTTAGGGATGAGAATTGATTAGACAACCCTATAGCGCTCCTGTTCCTGAGTTAATGCACCCCGACTCGAAAGTAATACCCTATTAACTAGGCTACTACCGCTTCTTCAGCACGGATTAAACCTACTGCAGAAAGTTTGTTGATAACGTTGCCGTGTATCGTTTCAAACCAGTTTAACAGACTTAGTTTAGGTCTGACATGCCCCTAATAACTAACAACGTCAGTCAATTCCAGATTACCCCCTTTTGTAAAGTACTACAATGATAAATATAATGATTGATAATTCCAAGTTTTGATTATATTTATTTTAATAAAAAAATGTATGGAATATTCTAATAACGATATATTGTTTGAAAATGAAAAATACTTGGCAATTAAATCTCCAAATATGGAAGAGGGTTTAAAAGTAGGTCCAGAATTCTTAACTACAACAAGACATGGTAAAGATGTCTATAATAATAGAACAGTATACTTTTTCATTAATAAAGAAGAAAAAGATACTAGATATGGAATTATAACTCTAACACTTGGAAAGTATGGTACTGAGTTATATGATAACTATGGTGATGATGTTGAATTAAGAGATGCTTTTTATTATTTTCCAATTTTAGATAAAACAATTACAGACATAGTTGGTGATGTTGATTTAATAACAACCTTAACATTAATTGAGAACGGGAAAGAATTTGATAGATGGAAATTACAGAGATTAGATTCTAATATCAAATATGTTCAATATAATCAAAAAAGACCTAAACTTAGTAAAATATATTTAACCTTTGATTCAAGTGAGGGGATTTTAGAATTTTTGGATTTCCCAGATGATGTTCAATATTACATTAAAACAGTTTTAAATCCATATGGTTATGGTGGTGATTTATGGGGTGACCATTATAGAATGACCGATGAATGGATTGAGGGTTATATGATACAATCATTTAATGATGAGAATAGAAAATTAGTTGACAAAATTGTTGAATTAATAAAACCAGAATTTTTTAATTGGAAAGAAGAAGAGGGAATAAGAGAAGAGTTATGTAAGTTATTGTATGAAATGTTTGATAGTAGAATAAGGAATATTATAAGTGAATATGGCACAGTATATGAAAATGCTGGAAGTGAGGCTTTAAAAAAAGAATTAATTGATGATTTTTGTAATCTATTTGTTGATAATAATTTTCAAATATTTGTGGTAAAGAATTATTGTTTTGATGAATATAGAACTTGGGTTAGTTATTTGAAAGAGCTTTTAATACAATATCGTGTTGATACTATTGAAGATTTAGTAAAAAGAATATCAGAAGACCATATTAACGCAGACTTAGGACATGAAATTAATGAATATCCATATCATGGTGATATTGACGAAGAATCTTTTAACAGAGAAGTTGAATCCGAACTTGAAAAAATAATTGACCAAATTGAAGAAAATCCTGAAAAGTACTCAAAGAATGCTAGTGAGAATGGAAAATTAGTTTTAATACTTAAAAAGTACCCTTTGAATAAACCATTCTCAATTGATGATGGAAGAGGTTTGGTTACTATCACAGGAATTAAAGATGGGAGACTTCTTGTAACTCATATTAAAACGAATGGTGAAAGAACAAATAAGAGTTTCAATTCTGAAGAATTTTATAATTTTATTGCAATGGGTGAATTATTTGAAGATTTAGTTAGAAAATTAAAAAGAATGTTGTAATATTGTGTCATGAAACACAATTACGATTTACTCAAAAAGGTTTTGTCCATACCTACCAAGACATACAAAGAGGACTTAATGATTCAATTCCTAGGTGAATGGTTAACAGAAAACAATATCCCTTATCAAGTTGATAAGATGGGTAATGTATATGCAACCAAACAAACGGATGATATTGAATATTTTCCTTGTGTTGTTGCACATACCGACACAGTCCACGAATTGGATACAATCAACATTAAAGAAATGATGTTACCCAATGACCAAAAAGAATTAAAACCAGCATTAAAAGCTTTTAATGATAAAGGAGAACCAACAGGTATTGGTGGGGATGACAAATGTGGTGTTTATGTATGTTTGGAATTATTAAAAAATTTACCAAATGTGAAAGCCGCATTTTTTGTCTCAGAAGAAACTGGTTGTCACGGTTCAAAGAATGCAGATAAAGAGTTTTTCTCAAATGTTGGATATGTTATTCAATTTGACGCCCCAGGTAATTGGATGGTTAGTGAATATTGTATGGGGACAAAATTATTTGATAAGAAGTCTGAATTCTTCATCAAATGTGATAAGGTGTTAACTGAGGGATTTGATAACAGAAACAAGTACCAGTCACATCCTTATACTGATGTTTATGCTCTCAAAAATCAATTTGATTTTTCTTGTATAAATTTCGCCGTAGGGTATTACAACTACCACACAAAACACGAATATGTGATTGTCGAGGATGTTTTTAATACATTGGAAATTGCAAAGAAAATGATTAATAATTTGGGGAATGTGAAATATTTTGAGGAAGTTAAATCAAGTAAATTTTTACTATAAAAAAAAACCAATTTTTGATAATATTTATTATAAAAATTTAAAAATGAAAAAAATAATTTATTTGAATGAATCTGATTTATATCAGATAAGTAATAGAGTTATAGAAGAACAAGAACTTGATGAAATTATGAGATTTAATTTACCAGTTGGGACTCAATTAGGTAATATATATCAAGGTATAAGAGGATTTACAAAAGGTGAAAGTTATAGTTACTTCAATTATTTGAGTAAAATTAAGAATAGAAGTAAAAGAGTAATGAATGAAATTGACCATATTGAAACTTTCGTAAAATACCTAATTGATTTAAGACCAAAGATTGAGAAAATAAAAATAGCCCCAGAAAAAAAATTACGATTATTGAATTTATTAGATCGTGTAATTAATAAATGGCAACCATTTTTTCCTGAATTTAGTGACGCGATTAAAGAAGTAAATAAACTAAGTAGTGAAAAATTGAGTGGTAAAAGATTAGATGTCGTTCCAGGTCTTGACCCAAATGAAATAGGTAGTGATTTAATGGAACCTCAAGTTGCTCAAGTTAATTTAGGAGGGAATAATAATTCAAGTGGTTCTAAATCTACTGGTGGTAATCCTAATCCTATGGGTGGTTCTAAATCTACTGGTGGTAATTCTAATCCTACTGGAGGTGGTTCTAAATCTACTGGTGGTAATTCTAATCCTACTGGAGGTGGTTCTAAATCTACTGGTAATAATCCTAATCCTACTGGTGGTGGTTCTAATCCTACTGGTAATAATCCAATGGGTGGTTCTAAAAATACAAATCCAATTGTGGATGACGATGATTTTATTGATTATGAAGAAGTTGATGATACGGATGAACCTTTTATGTTAAACCCACCAACAGAAAAAAAACCAACAACAGATGATTTATCATCAGTATCAAATCGTAGAAGAAAAGACCCTAACACAAAAGATAATTGGGGTAGTGGAAATAAACCTAAAAATGATATTGGTATAGACGATGATGATTTATCAGATGAAGAAAAGATGTTATTAGGTAAGACAGTAACAGAAGAAATAGAAAGATTTAAAGAATTAATTAGATAAAAAAAAGGGACTATTCAGTCCCTTTTTTCTTTTTTGATTTTTTAACTTCTTTTTCTTTAAACACTATATTTTCTTCATTGGTTGTGAGCTCATAATTTTCATTCTCAACAACATTTCCGTTAAGTACTTCCTCGGATATGAAATCTTCAATTTTGTCTTGTATGGCTCGTTTTATTGGCCTTGCGCCATATGTTTCATCAAACCCAACTTTTGAAATCAAATCGTAAACAGATTCATCACAAGTTATATTATAATTTAATCCATTCAATCTATTAATTAATTTCTCAATTTCAAGTTTTACAATTTGTTTAACTTCTTCTTCTTTCAAAGTATTAAATACAATAATTTCATCAATACGATTTAAGAACTCAGGAGCAAAAAACTTTTTAAGTTCTTTCTTTAGCATATCTCTTTTTTCTTCCTCTTCAATGTAAGAATTTGTACTTGTTTTAAATCCAACACCAGTTCCAAATTCTTGGAATTTTTTAACCCCAAGATTGGAGGTCATAATTATGATACAATTTTTGAAATTGATTTTTCTTCCCAATCCATCAGTAAGATGTCCATCATCCAACACTTGAAGTAATGTTGAGAATACATCTTTATTCGCCTTTTCAATTTCATCAAATAGAATAACTGAATATGGTTTATTTTTAACTTGTTCAGTTAATTGTCCGCCTTCATCATAACCAACATAACCTGGGGGCGAACCTATCAATCTTGATATTGAATGTTTTTCTTGGTATTCTGACATATCAACTCGGATAAGGTTTTCTTCACTACCAAAGATTTCTTTGGCCAATTGTTTTGCTAGATACGTTTTACCCACACCTGTTGAACCCAAGAAAATAAATGAACCTATAGGTTTACTTGGGTCTTTAATACCAAGTCTATTTCTACGAATTGATTTGGCAATTTTGGATACCGCTTCAGATTGACCAATGACTTTAGATGAAAGATTATCCGCCAATGATGAAAGTTTATTCGTTTCATCTGAGTTCATTTTTGATACAGGTATTTTGGTCATATTAGATACAACTTCATAAACCAATTCAAATGAAATATCTTTTTTCTTGGTTAATAAATCAGATTCAAATTTTTTCTTTTCTGATTCTAATTTATCCAATATTTTTGTTTCTTTATCTCGTAAATCTGCAGCTTGTTCATAATTTTGACTTTTAACAACCTCAATCTTTTGTTGTTTAATATCCAACGCTTGAAGTTTCAAGTCTTCAATGATTTGGGGCATCTTAGTGTCAACTTGACTTCTTGCCCCAACTTCATCAATGATATCAAAAGCCTTATCAGGGAATTCTCTATCTGTGATATATCTTTCTGCCAAATCAACACAAAGTTTTAGAATCTCATCACTATAACTTACTTTATGATAATTTTCATATTTGTCTTTAACATTAATTAAAATCTGTAAGGTTTCTTCTTTTGTTGAGGGGTCAACAATTACTTTTTGGAAACGTCTTTCTAATGCCCCATCTTTTTCAAAATTCTTTCTATATTCATCTAAGGTTGTTGCGCCAATACATTGTATTTCACCCCTTGCCAAAGCTGGTTTAAAAATGTTTGACGCATCCAATGAACCTGATGAATTCCCGGCACCAACTATTTGGTGTATTTCATCAATGAAAAGAATTATATTTGGGGCAGATTGTAGTTCTTCAATAATAACTTTCATTCTTTCTTCAAATTGTCCACGATATTTTGTTCCCGCAACAATTGATGTCATATCCAAGGACATAATTCTTTTATCCATTAGATTTCTTGGACATTCCCCATTCAATATTTTTAATGCTAAACCTTCTACTATTGCGGTTTTTCCACAACCAGGTTCACCAATTATAATTGGATTATTCTTTTTTCTTCTTGATAATATTTGGGCGATTCTTGTTATTTCTCTATCTCTACCAACCACGGGGTCTAATTTCCCTTCTTCGGCAAGTTTGATTAAATCCTTTGCGAAGTTATTTAATACTGGGGTATCACCTTTACCTTTTGTTGAGTAATCTCCATCTTTTGATTCTATCATATTTTTGTTTTTAACTAATTATAATATTTATTTTCACATTTTCAACTATGGTAAACTGACAAATTGTCAGTATTTTTTTATTGTTGACTAGTTAATTTAATTGGTATATAATTGGATTATAAAAATGAAAATAAACTTATAAAAAATATATTATTATGAACAGCAAAGATTTTTATAAAAAATTTGAAGAAATTTTAAATGAAATTTTCAGTCAAGACAATCAAAAATTTAATGCCCCTATGGATGGATTTTTCAAAGGGTTAAAATCTGAGGACATTTCAAAAGAAATAAAAAAATACAGAAATTCTGTTAGAAAATCTAGTGATGGATTATTTACAACTATTAGTTTCATATTTACTAATCCACCATTTAGTGATAAGAGTGAAATTAATGAATTGAAATCTAAATTAGAGGAATGCGTATCAAATCAAGATTTTGAGGAAGCTGCAAAATTAAGAGATAAAATTAAAGAACTTGAGAATAACACATCTAAGGTTAAAGATTTAAAAAAAGAGTTGGACATTGCGATTAAAGAACAAAATTTTGAAAGAGCAATTGAAATCCGAGATGAATTAAAAAAAATAAACTAATCATAACCCCTCGTAATTGAGGGGTTTTTAAATTTAAAAATTATGGCAATATTAAGAGAAGAAATCAGAGGTACAAAAATTATTAATGAAATTCAGTCGAGTAATATTAGAAAGACAGAATTTGATACGGAATCAAAAGAGTTAATTGTGGAATTTAACAACGGACTAAGATATTTGTATGAAAATGTCCCACATCAGTTATATACTCAATTTAGGATGTCGGAATCTCAGGGTAAGTTTTTCAATTCCAAAATAGCAAAATCATATCAATACAAAAGGTTGTGATAATTATAGTGATACACTAATATTTATCATTTATGGAAAGTTTAAATAAAGTCATATCTAGTTTTAAATTGAATTCAACATTACAACCAAAAATTTGGATTGATGGGGGTTCGACAATGAATCCAAATGTTAGAAAAAATTTACTAGAAATTGCCTATCAATTCATTGATTCCTTTGGGGTTGATGTGATTGTGTCAGATATAATTGTTGTTGGTTCAATCGCCAATTATAATTGGTCGGAATATTCTGATGTTGATTTACACATACTTGTTGAGTATAATCAATTTTCAAATAAATTAAAAGATATGTATGTTGAATATTTTGATTTAAAAAAAATAGTGTTTAATCAAAAAAGAGACATAAAAATGTTTGGTTATGATGTTGAGGTTTTTGTTGAAGATGCGGATATGAAAGGTGTTAGTGGTGGTGTTTATTCTATCTTAAATGATGAATGGATTACAAAACCAACCAAAGAAAAAATGAAAGTTAGTGATGAAGAAATTACGAATAATGCAAAAAAATGGATGCGAATTATTGATAATTTAATTAAACATTTGGAGGGTGAAAGTATTGAGGAAATTAATAATAATATTAAGGTAATCAAAAATAAATTAAAAAAATATAGAGTAAGTGGTTTAAATAAATCTGGTGAATTAGGATTAGAAAATTTAGTCTTTAAAGTTTTGAGACGTAATGGTTATATTGAGAAATTATATAATATCCCAACAAAAGTTATTGACAAAAAACTTTCTTTAGCAGAAAAAGAAAAGAATTGATTATTTCAATATATTTATATTATAAAAACAAAAAAATTATGGGAAAATTAAGACCTATTGGTAGTGAAAAATTAGAAGGAATGGATAAAATAAGAAGAATGATTGAGATATCTCAATATAATCTTATTACACCAAAACCTATTAATGAAGTATCATCTAATGAATATAGAAAGACCTTGGCAGATGGGAATACATATCATATTGTTAAAGAAAAAACTGGATATGTAATTAAAAAAGGCCTTTATGAATCAACAGCAGAATATATTGAACCAATCAAAAATAGAAGATTTTATCCTTCATATTCTCAAGCATTGAAACGTTTAAATTTTATTACAAAAGAAGTAAACTTAAATGAGGGTCAAACAAAAAATATTTCATTATTTGTTGAAAGTGATGAAGATATGGAATATTATTTAGAGATGGATGAACAAGCTCCGGCGCCAGCACCAGCACCAGTACCTCCTACCCCCGCACCAGAACTAGCACCTCCAACTGATATGCCTCCAGCACCTGAAGGTGATATGCCACCTATGCCAGAAGAACCAATGCCTGAACCTGAAGAGCCAATGGATATGGAAGATAATGATGAGGGTGATGAAGAAGAAGTTACCTTTAAAACAATTCAAAAAACAACTGGGAGATTGGCACAAAAAATTAGAGAATTCTTATCTAATGAAGAAAATGAAATGACATCAGAAAATACAAAATATGTTATTAATTCAGTTCTATCCGCATTAGATTTAGAATCATTGGATGATGATGATTTGGATGAAATTATGTCTAAATTTGAGGGTGGTGAAGATGAAGAAATGCCTGATATGGGTGGTGAAGAAATGCCTGATATGGGTGGTGAAGAAGGGGCTATGCCTCCACCTCCAATACCTGGTGAAAGTATGACACCTCCTCCACCTCCACCAAGTGGTGAAATGGCAGAATATCGCATACACGGAGCTAGAAAAAATAAACATCAATCTATAGAAGATGTTTTTGAGGAAGTTTTTTCTGAATCTAAGGTAGATAAAGTTTTGAGTAAATATTTTGGTGTAAAACAACAATACAAACCAAATAATTTAATTTCAAAAATTCAAAAACTATCAGAATCATTTAGACAAGAAACTCAATCAATTAAATTTATTAATGAAAATAATGATTTTAAACTTTTGGGTAAAAACAAACAAGGGTATTTAGTTTTTGAAAATGAATATGAAAGAGTAAGAGTAAGTCCAAAGGGTAATGTAATATGAGTTTATTGATTTATGTAAATAAGTTAGGTTCAAATTATAAAGGTGAGAATTTATACGAATTTATTTTTTCTAATAGTATTAAAGATATTTGGGGTGAATCTTGGGATAGTACACCTGCGAATGGTTATCCATCTCCACCAAATATAGAATTTGTTACCAAAGTTGGAGTATTGAAAAATGTTTTAGATTTTGAAGTCTTACAAAATTCTGATATATTTTCAATAATAGATGGAATGGATGATGTTATTGCCTTGGCTTGGGAAAACGAATCGGAACAAGTTAATTTTGATATTCAAAAAAGATTAGTTTTTAGATTTGGTGATACCATTGAAAGCGTTAAAAATAAACTATACGAAAGAGATATCGTTTTAGAGTTTGAAAAAAAAGTTCAATATGAATCTTAATAAAAAAATTGGCATGTTGTTAGATAATGGGTTTAAACCTGAGTTTATTTCATCATTGACTGAAAGTAAAATTAATTTTCTTTTTGAGAAAATGTCAAAGAGAAAAGAGACGAAAGAACAAGCAGCATCTACTAATGTACAAAAAGTAACTATACCAGCAACAACAGCTTATAAAGTACCTGCTGGGGGTGAAGTAGATATCAATAAGGTAAAAATTACCAATCAAGATGGTATTGCGACAGTTACACCTATGGAATCTGAAATAAAAGAGGATGACACATTAAATGTTGTTAATGATCCTGATGCAACTGCGGATGGTATGGGGATGTTTGAAACTGATTTAACTGAAAAATTTGAATCTAAAGCTCAACAAGGATTATTTTGGGCACGTTGTAACAAATGTAAAAGTGATGATTGTAAGTGGTGTAAAATGGCAAAAGAATTTTCAAAGAGTACGTCAAAGAAACAATATGAAAAAATGCCAAAAAAAAAACATCCTGAAAAGACTGTAAAATACAAAAAGAAAAAAACAAACGAGGAGTTTACAATGGCAAATTATTTTGATAAACTATCAAGTGTTTATGCTAATAATGTAATGGGTAAAACAATTGGTAATTTAACAAAAGAAAATATTGAAAATATAATTGAAAAAAATTTAAAACCAACTATGAAAAAAAGAGATTTATTAAAACTAATTGAGTCTGAAATCAAACGTAAAAAAGGTTTGAATGAAGATTTTTATATGGAAGAAATGGATGAAGACTTTGATTTAGACTTTATGTCTGATGATGATATGGATATGGATATGGATAGACCAATGAAGTCAAGAGGTAAGATGGGTAGATTAAGGATGGGTGGCATTGATGCCCCAACAATTGAACCCGGTATTAGAGAACCAAAAATTAAACCAAAAGAACCTGACACAACACCAGAATGGACACCTGATGAGGATGAACCAATTATACCTAGTCCTGATGTGAATCCAGAACCACAAGCAAAAAGAAAAAAAGATTTTTTAAATAGATTTAAACACGATTTTGATAGAAAAATGAGTCGTATGGACAAATCAACATACAAACCAATCAATTATAGAAAATTTTAATGAAAAGATTATTATATGAAGCCCCCGTTGATGATTTCTTAAGCCAAGAGGCAAAAGAAAAGATTTTAGGTGCTCAGAATAGAAAATATCAAAGAGCTAAGGAAGAAACTGGTGATACTTGGTTAGGTGAGTTATTAAACTATTTACCTAATATTGAATCTGAACATTATGATAAGTTGTTAAAATTGGCTAAAGCTTTGTTTTTTTCTAGATTTCCAAAAATAAAAGAAAGAATTGATAATGGGACACTTTCATTAAATGTGAACTTTTCTACTCGTGTTAATCCAAGAACCACAACCCAAGCTATTACACCACAATATATAGAAAAGGCGAAAGAAGTTGACCCTTTATTTGATGAAAGAGTTAAAGCAAGAAATTTTATTAACGCGACAACACAAGGAAGTGCTTGGGCTGAAGGGTTTAATATGTACAAAGAAGTTGAATCTCAATTAAATCAATTAGACCCTCAATTAGTGGAAAAATATAAAAAATTTGAGAATGCTGCTACAGTATACTACAATGATAATTTAGATAGTTTGGAACAAATGGCAATGAGAGCAACAAATAGAGTGGCGTATGCTGATGTTATTCCAGACCAAAGTAATCCTGGTAGTTGGATTATTAATGTTGAAGCCCCAAATTTTCCTTTATTGATGCACGAATTATATAAAGCTGGAAGGTATTTTAATTCACTTCTTTATTTACCAAAAGATAAAGATGTGAATAACACTTTAACAAAAGTAACTGATATCCACAAACACGAAATTAGAAATATGATAACTGGTAGAGAAATCAGTTCAAAGTTAAGATTCTTATGGGGTGAATTAATTGATGATTATGAAACTTGGATGGATAGTGCAATACAAACTCAATTTAATAAGTTGGCAAACGATAATCCAAAATTATTTAATGAAATTATGTACGATGGGGTTTTAAGTGGTAAACCTGCCGCTATGTCTAAATTTGAAAAATTTTCTCAAATGATTGTTGATACTATTAAAAAAAATCCACCTAAAATTGAAAGACCTAACTATGATGAATTAATTAAGTCAGAAAAAAGAATAACTCCTCCAAGTTATGATGATGACGAAGATGAGGATGATGATATTCCAACAGATTATGAAGATGATTTAAGTTGGTTAGATGAAGATTAAATAAAAACCCCCATTTAGAAATAAGTGGGGGTTTTTATATTTATATAAAAAGATTATATGAGTTTAACAAAAGAACAAGTAATGATTGAATATGTTAAGTGTATGAAAGATACCCCATACGCGTTAAGAACATATTTGGAAACCTATGACAATACTGTATCAAAATATGTTCCATTAGAGTTATTTCCAGACCAAGTATCATTATTAAATGACTATGAAGAGGTTAATGAAAACATTGCATTAAAATACAGACAAGCTGGGGTATCAACAGTAACTGCTGCTTGGGTATCTAAAAAAATTGCTTTTGCAAAAAAAACAAAACCTGAAAAGATTCTAATCATTGCCAACAAATTGGATACATCACAAGAGATGGCAAATAAAATAAGAATGTTTATTGGTCAATGGCCAAGTTGGGTCGGAATTGATTTTTCTGTTGATAAAAATTCACAAAAACATTACAAGACAAACAATGGATGTGAAGTAAAAGCTGTGGCGACCTCAAAGGATGCTCTACGTGGTTTTACACCAACAATCCTAGTATTTGACGAGGCAGCATTTATTGACGCGGATTCAGACTTTTGGGCTGCTTGTATGGCTTCACTATCAACTGGGGGTAAAGTTATTGTGGTATCAACACCAAATGGTTATGACCCAATTTATTATGAAATATATAATCAAGCAAATAGGGGAATGAATGACTTCAAAATATCTGAGATGTTTTGGTTTAGAGACCCAAGATATACAAAAGATTTATATTTAGTTAAAACCAAAGACATTATTCATTATCTATTAAATAAAACTGAATATCAAAAAGAGGATATTGTCAGTTGGGAAAATATATCATTTGAGGATAGAAATTATGATGAACTTAAATTAATAATGAATTCAGGGTACAAACCTTGTTCATCTTGGTTTGAGGGAATGGTAAAGAAACTTAAATACGATAAACGAAAAGTTTCACAAGAATTAGAGTGTAATTTTCTTGGGTCAGGTGATAATGTATTTGATTCTCTTTTAATGCAGAGAGTTAAAGAAAATATGATTAAAGAACCCCAAAATAAAATGATGGGTAATTCTTTATGGATATGGAAAGAACCTATTATGGGACATAAATACGTTATGGGTGTGGATGTCAGTAGAGGGGATAGTGAAGACTTTAGTTCTTTCCAAATTATTGATTTTGATACAAGAGAACAAGTTGCAGAATATGTTGGGAAATTACCTCCAGATACAATGGCTGAAATATGTTATAAGTGGGGTAATATGTATAATTGTTTTATTGTAATAGATATAACTGGTGGTATGGGAGTTTCAACATCAAGGAAGTTACAAGAGTTGGGTTATAAAAATTTATATGTTGATGGGGTTGATTTAGCTAACAAATGGAAGTATGACCCTAAGGCATTGGATAAAATCCCTGGATTAAATTTCAATAACAAACGTGTTCAGATAATTGCATCATTTGAGGAAGCAATGAGACATGAATTTAAGATACATAGCTCAAGGTTATTTGATGAGATGAACACCTTTGTTTATGTCAATGGAAGACCTGACCACCAAAAAGGACAACACGATGACTTAATAATGTCAATTGCAATGGCGACTTATGTTGCAGAATCATCTTTTAGCAGTTTAGAAAAAGTCACTGAACAAACAAAGGCAATGTTGGAATCTTGGGCTGTATCCAACAATGAAAATATGGGAAAACAATTGGACTTTAATCCAGTAATGCCATTTAATCACGATAGATTACAACAAAGGAATCAAAATGTTTCAAAGGATGATTATATGAAATACTCTTGGTTATTTGGAAACCAAAGAAGATAATATTTATAAAATAAAAACATTATGGGACTAGTTGACAGAAAAAAATCAGGTAAAATTATAGATTCAAAAGTATTAGTACCTAATCAAGGTATTATAACCTCTAAGATACAAATACCAGACAAATTAGAAATCAAAACTACCAAAATTAAAGGGAATAATTAACTCTTTAATTATCTCGCTAATCAATTAAATTAGATTTATGGAACAAAATGATATGAATTTAACAGTATGGCAAAGGTTGTCTAAGGCCTTTGGGCCTAACGCATTATTAAATCAAGATTATCCGACATATAAGTTTGATAAGAAAGAATTATTACGTACAACATCAAAACAAGAGTACGAAAAAGAATTATTACAAGCTCAACAAACTTATTACCTAGGTAATCAGTGGACAAAGATTGAAAGTAATCTTTATACTCAAGCAATATATTATGAACCAACTAGATTGGCTTCTTTCTATGATTATGAATCTATGGAGTTTACCCCAGAAATATCAACAGCTTTAGACATATATGGGGAAGAATCCACTACTGTAAATCAAGATGGGTTTATGTTACAAATCTATTCAGAATCAAAAAGGATAAAAGGTATTTTGGCTGATTTATTTAATAACTCATTGGATATAAATACTAATTTACCAATGTGGACTAGAAATACTTGTAAGTATGGCGATAATTTTGTTTATCTTAAACTTGACCCTGATAAAGGGATTGTTGGTTGTATGCAATTGCCAAACATTGAAATTGAACGTTTTGAACGAGGTATACCCGCTCAAGCGACAAGACAAAATGTTGAAGAACCCTCAGAAAACAAAGGACTAAGATTTAAATGGAAAGTCAAAGATATGGAATTTAATTCTTGGGAGATTGCTCACTTTAGATTATTAGGAGATGATAGAAAGTTACCTTATGGTACATCAATGTTGGAGAAGGCAAGACGTATTTGGAAACAATTATTATTGGCTGAAGATGCAATGTTAATATATAGAACATCAAGAGCCCCTGAAAGAAGAGTATTTAAAGTATTTGTGGGTAATATGGACGATAAAGATGTTGAACCATATGTACAACGTGTTGCTAACAAATTTAAACGTAGTCAAGTAGTTGATTCTCAATCAGGTAATGTTGATATGAGGTTCAATCAAATGGCGGTAGACCAAGATTATTTTATTCCAGTTCGTGACCCTGCTCAAGCAAGTCCAATTGAAACATTGCCTGGTGGTACCAACTTAGGTGAAATTGCTGATATTGAATATATCCAAAAGAAACTATTAACGGCATTACGTGTGCCTAAAGCATTTTTAGGTTTTGAAGAACCAGTTGGTGATGGTAAGAATTTATCTTTAATTGATATTCGTTTTTCACGAACAATTAATAAGATTCAGAAGTCAATGATTGCCGAATTAAATAAAATTGCCATTATACATTTATTTTTGTTGGGATTTGAAGATGAGTTGAATAATTTTACATTAGGGTTAACAAATCCATCAAAACAAGCTGATTTATTGGGTATTGAGGTTTGGAAAGAAAAAATTGCGGTATATAAAGAATCTGTTACGGCATTACAAGATGGTACCGCTCCAACATCACATACTTGGGCAAAGAAACATGTATTAGGTTTCTCTGAAGAGGAAATTAAAAATGACTTATTACAACAACGTATTGAAAGAGCTGTTGGGGCCGAATTAAATAATACTGCAACGATTATTACTAAAACTGGTATATTTGATAATATTGATAAATTATATACTCAAAAAAGTGGTAGTACAACATCAGCTGGCGGAGCTCCCCCTCCACCTGATGGAGGAGCACCACCACCACCTGATGGAGGAGCACCAATGGGATTACCTGAAAATGAAAAGAAAGATAATTTGAAAATATTATTGGAATCTGATGGGTTATTAGATGATGAAACTTTCATTGATTTATCAAAAGGAAAAAATTTCTTAGGTGAAATGGAGGTTCATTTAAATAAACTTTTAAATGGGTAATATTTATAATAAAAAATGAATATGAAATTTGGAATTATTAAATCAAAAATAGATTACGTATTATCAGAATCATTCAAGAATGATGAACATTTTAAAGTGGAAATGAAATTCTTTAAAAAGAATATTTTGGAGAACAAAAACCTTAGTAAACTTTTTTATTTATATGATGAATTAACTACAAAAAGAAATATGGATAAAAACATTGTTGATGATTACATCAATCAATCAATTACTATATATGAAAATACTATCAATAAATTAAAACCAATTGACTATAAAAAGTTGGACTATTGGTTAAATGGTATTGAGACTGAAAACCAATATGAAAATATTGATAAATTGTTTTCAACCAATATCCTAACACTAGAAAATAAAGTTATCAATAAAAAAATAATTGCGGAATCATTAATTAAAAAAGAAGAAACTAAGGAGGTAATTAATTTACCAATTAGTTCAATGATTAAATTAGCTAATAAATCTATTTTGTCTTATATTGAAAATTTAAATGAAAGTGATAAGAGTGAACTAGTAAGATTCTTGTCTCAAGATGAAAAGATTATGAAAGAGAGTTATGAATCAACAAAACTTGAAGTATTAACAAAATTAAATAACCATAAATTAGAATCGGATTCTGATACATCAATAAGAATTGATGAAACCATATCAAAACTAAAAGAGGAGAAGTTTGATAAATTGACTTATTTCAAATTAAAAAATCTGAACGAAAGCCTTTAATCTTCTTTTTTTGTTTTTTGGGAATAAACCGCTTTTTTAACTTCGTCTCTACGTTTGATAGACTTTTTGGTATATTCTTTTCTCTGTTTCAATTCAGTCATTAATTTAGTTTTAATCACTTTACTCTTAAAGAGTTTAAGTGCTTTTTCAATTGGGGTTTTGTTGTCTATTTTTATAATTAACATAATTTGGTTTTTTTGACATTTATTCAAATTTTACTTATTTTTTATTCAAAAATAAACAAAAAAATATTTTATGAATGAAAAAAGGAAAAACTTCAAAAATCCAAGGATTTAAAACTGCAAAGATTTTATACGGAACTGTTGATTCTATTGAACTTAAATCAATGTATCTCAACATACAAACTTGGGTTGAACCTCAACTTGAACTTGAAAATTGGAATCGTGTTACATTGAATTTATCAAGAAAAGTCAAACACACAATTTACAATAATATAAATACTGAATTATTTGAAAAAAATTTTATAGTCGATTTGGATTTAAGGTCTAGTGGATTGCAAATGGATAAAAAATCTTTTCTTAATCTTGAGATTAATTTTTTCTTAAATCAAAAAGATATAGATTTTAAGTCAAACAATGTTAAGGAATTTTTAAAAAATTTAACAAAAAAAATTATCCAAGAAAATCTTACCAACAATTATTATTTCAGTTTTAGTCTAACTAAAAAGAGTGATGAGTTAATAAATATAAAAACATAAATATTTATTAATAAAAATCACAAAATGAACTTAAGAATTTTAAATCCAGGTGAATTAGGTAAAGGAATATTAATTGAGAATGATGGTTGGGTATCTCCAAGAACTGAACATAATTCATTTATATTAGAACAAAAATCTTATTTAGATTACTCCAAACCATTTGAATTTTATGCTGTATTACAAAAATACAATACACCAAATAGGAATGGTAGAATCTATCCTGAGAGAATATTAAAAAGAGAAGCAGAGAATTATAAAAAGATGATTCAAAAAGGAACATCTTTATCCGAATTAAACCACCCAGAATCATCTCTAATTGACCTAGATAGGGCTTCACATTTAATTACTGAGGTATGGTGGGAAGGACCAGTTTTAATGGGTAAATTAAAGTTATTAACAAGTCCAGGATTTCACGAGAGAGGAATTGTATCAACAAAAGGTGATATGGCGGCAAACTATCTAAGACAAGGTGTTACTCTTGGTATATCTTCTCGTGGAGTTGGTTCATTAAAAAAAGTTGGGGAACAAAACGAAGTTCAAGATGATTTTGAATTAATTTGTTTTGATTTGGTATCTTCGCCGTCTACACCTGGGGCATATCTTTTTTTAAATAAAGAAGATAGAGCAAGTTTAGATGAAAATTTAGATGATGATAAAAAAATGTCTGTTGAAAGAAACGTTGGTCAAACTGGTAATAAATCACTTGACTTAATGAAAAGATTAAACGATTATTTAGGACATTAATTAATATTTAAAAAAAATTCTAGAATTATGGAAGATGGACAAAAATATTTTGTTGCAAAAATCGCTGAAGATTTTGTTGATGATGAAACTGGTAAGGTTAAAAAAATCAAACTTGAAAAATTGGTTATGGGATATACCCCAACTGATGTTGAAGCTAAAATAACCAAGATTTATGAACATTACACAACTGATTGGCGAATTACAGCAATTGTTGAAAGTAAAATTGATGAAGTAATAGAGTAAATAATTCATCAATAATTTTGATAAGGATAATCCAAAAAAATGGGTTATCCTTATTTTTTTTGTCAAAACATCATATTTATATTATATAAAATATATTTTTTTGTGTTGTATTATATACAAAAAAATTTTTTTTGAAAAATTAACATATTTATATAATAAAAAACGAAATGGCAGAAAAGAAATCATTAGTTGAAGAAACAATCTTACAAATGAAAAATTTGGAAGATGTTGTAACTGAAAATGCAAAAGGAATACTTGCCTCTACTATGAGACAAGAAATCAAAGAATTGGTAAAAGAATCTCTCAAAGAACAAGACGATGAAGAGGTTGAAGATGATATGGGTATGGAGGATGACGATATGGAAATTGAGGATGATGATATGGACATAGAGGATGACGATATGGACATAGAGGACGATATGGATATGTCAGAACCTGATATGGAGGTTGATACAATAGATCTCACAAAGCAACCAGCTTCAGAAGTATTAAGAGTTTTCAAACTTTTGAGTCCTGAAGATGAGGTCGTTATCACCAAAGATACTGTGGGTAACATAAACTTAAAAGACCAAGAAACAAACAAAGAGTATATGATTGTTACCGAAGGTATGGATGAATACGATGAAATGGATATGATGGAAATGGAAGATGAAATGGACATGATGGAAATGGACGATGAAATGGACATGATGGAAATGGACGATGAAATGGACATGATGGAAATGGACGATATGGGTTATGGTATGGATGAGGAAGAAGAAACTTTATACGAAATTGAAATGGATGATTATGATGTTGAATCAGCGTTTGAAGATGAATTCGGAGAAGGTTTTGACTTTGAAGATGAAGAAGGTTTTGAAGATGAATATATGATGGAATCAAAAAAATCAACAAAAAAACCAAAAGGTATGGGTTTTGGTTCAGCATCTAAATTCAAATATTCTAAAAAACCAAATCAAGAAGGTGGTTTTAAAGAAGATATGAAACAAGGCACTAAAGGCGTAGGCATGGGTTCTGCTAAAAAAGTAAATGTATACAAAGAAACGCCAGTTAAAGGTGACTTTAAAATCAAACCCAAACCCAAAAAAGAAACAAAAGAAAGTATGACAATGATGCCTAAAAAAGTAGAAACAAAAGAGGCCGCACGTACTTTAGGAAACGGAAAATATTGGGGTAGAGAAGGACTTCCAAAACCAAAAGCAGCACCACGTCATATCAGAAAAGAATCTATTGACAATTCTGAACTTCTAATCCTTAGAGAAAAAAATGAAGAGTATAGAAAAGCATTAAATATTTTTAGAAATAAACTTGATGAAGTTGCAATCTTTAATTCAAACTTAGCGTACGCAACTAGATTGTTTACTGAACATTCAACTTCAAAACAAGAAAAAATTAACATTCTACAAAGATTTGATGGCGTTGAAACTCTTAAAGAATCTAAAAATTTGTATAAAAGTATTAAAGACGAACTTACGACAACTAAGACTAGTCAAATTACAGAATCAATTGAAAGAACAATCGAAAAAACACCTTCAACAGGTTCGGCAATTAATTTAATTGAATCAAAAACATATGAAAATCCACAATTCTTAAGAATGAAGGATTTAATGTCAAAATTAAAATAAACAATAAAACTAAAACAAAACAAATACAAAATGGGAGCATTATTAGAAAGCGGTCTTGTTGGTAATATTGGTTTAAAACACCTTAAAGTTATCAAAGAAGATACTATTAACAAATGGGATAGATTAGGATTCCTTGATGGCCTTAGAGGTCACCTAAAAGAAAACGTAGCTCAGTTATATGAAAACCAAGCTTCACACTTAATCAATGAGGCAACATCTGATGGAAGTTCTGGTTCATTCGAAACAGTTGTATTTCCAATCGTTAGACGTGTATTCTCTAAATTATTAGCGAATGATATCGTATCTGTACAAGCTATGAACTTACCTATTGGTAAATTGTTCTACTTCGTACCTAAAATCCAAGGATATACTGGTGCTACTTATCCTGGTAGTGGTATTCCTAATGGTGATAGTGGTCAACACTACGCTCCTGTAGGAAGTCCTGGTAACTATCCTGGTGATCCAAGTGCGGGTTATGGTACAAGTAGTGGTGCTTTCACAAAAAATCTTTATGATTTATTCTACGAAGGAAATGAAGCAGGTTTAGATCCAGCTGGTCTTTTCGATTACTCTAAAGGTCGTTGGTCTGCTATTACAGAAGCCGCAACTGTTATGGTATGGAGTAATAGTGCAGTTGTTTCTGCAACTACACAATACCCAGCAACAACTAATGTTAGAAAGGTTCTTATTCAAATGTGTGGTTTCCAAGATAGTGGTGTAGGTAAATTAATCGCACCTGATGGAAGTGAAATAGACACTGAAGCATTCTTATCTGATTTAAGAATTTATGCTACAGATGCTCAGGCTTCATCACCCTTCAGTGCAACAACTCCTTGTAATTCAATTTATACTTCTATAGGTGTAAGAAATTCTCTTCTTTTCCGTGTAGTTACACAACAATATGGTAAAGGTATTGTTCAACCAACATCTACTAATACAAAAACAACTTGGCCTTCAAATGGTGGTGGTACTTACAATGACATTTGTAATCAAAATGGTTGTATTTTATTAGAAGTTGATTTATCTTGTCCAGTTTGTGCTGATTGTGATGCAACATCTTTAGATGGTTACACAGGTACTACATTGACTGGTGGACTTTCAGGTTCAGCATTTACTGCAGTATTCAGAAGATACGAAGAACTTGAATTTGAAGATAAAATTGGTGAAGTTTCTTTTGACCTTGAATCAGTAACTGTTTCTGTAACTGAAAGAAAACTTAGAGCTCAATGGTCTCCTGAACTTGCTCAAGACGTTGCAGCATTCCATAACATTGATGCTGAGGCTGAATTAACTGCCCTTCTTTCTGAACAAGTTGCAGCTGAAATCGATAGAGAAATCCTACGTGACCTTAGAAAAGGTGCTGCTTGGAACTTGAGATGGGACTACAACGGATGGAGAAGATTACAAAATAACACTTCTTATACTCAAAAAGATTGGAATCAAACGTTGATTACAGCTATCAACCAACTTTCAGCTCAAATCCACAAATCAACTCTTAGAGGTGGTGCTAACTGGATTGTTGTTTCTTCTGAGGTTTCTGCAATCTTTGATGACTTGGAATACTTCCACGTATCAAATGCTTCTCCTGAGCAAGACCAATACAATATGGGTATTGAAAGAGTAGGTACATTAGCTGGTAGATACCAAGTATATCGTGACCCTTACTTCCCACCTAACCAAGTGTTAATCGGACATAAAGGTACTTCACTTCTTGATACTGGTTACATCTACGCTCCGTATGTTCCACTTCAATTAACTCCAACAATGTATAATCCATTCAACTTTACTCCTATCAAGGGTATTATGACTAGATACGCGAAAAAAATGGTGAACAACCGCTTTTATGCGAGAATTACAGTTGATGGTGTTAGAACATTTGACTTACAAGAATTGAGATAGTAAATCTTAATAAAAAATGACGAGAGGGACAAGTTTTTGTCCCTCTTTTTTTTTATTTTAAATTTAAATAATTGACTTTATGTTTGTATTATTTATATTTAAAATATATGAAACGAATAGAATTAGATAACGGAACGATTAATGAAATCATTAGATTATACAACGATGAAATGTTGGGTAGTCCATCTATTTCTGATAAATTAGGTATAAAAAGACATATTGTTTTACGTGTATTAAAAGAAAACAATGTTAAAGTTGGAGTGTCTGGTCAAAAATTTAAAGGAGGTAAAAAAAATGCAAATAAAAAATACCTTATTAAAAATAAAGAAAGATTGACTGAGTACCATAAAGAATGGTCAAAAGAAAATAGAGACCGACTCAATGAATACCACAAAGAATGGAGGGGGAAGAACATTGACAAACATAGAGAAGTAAAACGTACCTATCAAAAGAACAAAAGACATACTGACCCAATTTACAAACTTATATCAAATTTTAGAACTGCGATATACACTGTATTAAAGGAACATAATTTGGGTAAATACACCAATTATTTTAAAATGGTAGGTTATTTACCACAGGATTTAAGAACTCATTTAGAGAAACAATTTACTAATGGAATGAGTTGGGAAAATTATGGTAAATGGCATGTTGATCATATTAAACCAATATCTTCATTTACATTTAATAGTAGTGAAGATGAAGAATTTAAAGAATGTTGGTCTTTAGATAATCTTCAGCCAATGTGGGGGATTGAAAATATTAAAAAAAGTAATAAAATATTATGAAAAAAGGAGTAAGTTTTTAACCCCTTTTTTTTATTTAGGGTTAAAATTAAATGGATTGACTTAGATATTTATTATAGTATAATTAAATAAAAACTATGTCATTAACATTATCACAAATACAAAATATAATTCAGTTATACATAAATGAGGGTTACTCTACCCACAAATTAGCTGAACAATTTAAGGTAGGACATAAGAAGATTAGTCAAATCCTTAAGGACAATAATATAGAAATTAAAAAGAGGGGTGGACAAATTAAGATTGGCAATAGTAGTGAATTAGAAAAATCCAAGATAAATAAATACATTTCTGAGGATAAGGAACTTACTGCTAAGTGTAAACAAACAAATATCATAATTAATGACCCCAACAATTTATCAGGAAAATTAACAAAACATATAATTGATTTATATGGTGATATTAATATTCCAACAAACACATATCAAAGAAAGAAATACGAACAAATCAATGGTAAAAAATGGTTTGAGGAATATTTTGATATAATAGAAATTGATAAAGATATAAAAAGAAAATGTGGGTTATGTGAATGGGAAACAACTGATATTAATAACAAATCTGGTTGTTTTACAAATCATATACAAGATGTGCATAATATATCTCTTGATGACTATTTGATTCAATTCCCTAATGATATACAATATCACCAAAATTACATTAAAAAGACAGATAGAGATAAAGAATTATTATTACAAGAAAATTTCGTTATATGTCAATTGTGTAATAAAAAAATGAAATCCATTACTAATTCACATTTATTAAATAAACACAATATTACTGTTGAGGAATACAAACTTAAATTTCCAAATTCAAAAATTGTATCGGAATCAACATCAAATGTTCTAAGTGAACTTATTAAAGAAACAAATATAAATTTTCAACCAACTTGGACATCAAAAGGTGAAACTGAAATTAAAGAGTTTATTGAAGGTTTGGGATTTGAAATTTATAAGGGGAAAAATAGAAAATTATTGGAGGGTAAGGAAATTGATTTAATTATACCAAAACTTAAAATAGCTATTGAATATAATGGATTATATTTTCATACTGAAGAAATGGGTAAAAATTCAATATACCATTTGAATAAAACATTGGCTTGTAATCAATTGGGGTTTAAACTAATTCACGTTTTTGAAGATGAGTGGATGGCAAATAGAGAATTGGTTAAATCAAAACTAAAACATATTCTTGGCGTTAGTGATGGAATTAAAGTTGGTGCAAGAAAAACAATTATTAAAGAAATCATTAAAGAAGATAAGTCATATTTTTTAGATGAGTTTCATATTCAAGGAAATGATAAATCAGATATTTTTTATGGTGCTTATTATGATAATATTTTGGTTGGGGTTATGACATTCAATAGTCAAAGAAATATGACAAAAAATAATGATGGGGAATATGAATTAAGTAGATTTTCTACAAGACAAGGATATGTTATAAGTGGATTGGGTTCTAAAATGATGAAACAATTCATAACTGATTATTCTCCTAAAAGTATAATAAGTTTTGCTGATAGAAGATGGACTACAGATGGAAACAATAATATGTATATAAATTTGGGATTTGAACTTGTATCAATATTAAAACCTACTTATTTCTATTATAGTTCAAAGATTAATCGATATAAGAGGTATCATAAGTTTTCTTTTGGTAAAAACAATTTAAAAAAGAAATATACTAATTTGGATTTTAATAAAAGTGAATCTGAGTTAACCAAAGAATTGGGATTTTCCAAAATATGGGATTGTGGATTATTTAAATATAAGATTAATTTTTTTTAATAATTATGATATTTATAAAATAAAAGATTACTTATGAGGTCTAACAATGATATAAGAATTAGAGCTATTTCCTACAATTTAAAATATTTTTTTACAAATAAAGGTATTGTACAAATAGATAATAGGTTAAATGAAAACATTATTAAATATAATGCCAGTAATTTAAGTTATGGGATTAATATGTTGAGAGAAAATATGCAAGTTAAATTTAATTTGGGTTTAATTTCAATGGAAGATTATTTGTTTTCATCAAGAAAGTTTTTATACGAAATGATGAATAAAATAAATTCAAAAAATGGAACTAGTATATTAACAGAATGGGAAAGAAAATATAGTTCAGATACAAGAATTATTACTGAAAATTTTAATCCTAAAGATATAGTTAAAAGTTATAATTTAGGTTGGTATGGTGTTGAGACATTGTACCAAGAAAGAATTAATAATTTAATTATTAAAGAAGACATATTGGGTAATATATGGGGTGGTATTAAATCTTTTGCTGAATGGGGTTGGAATAACATTAAAGACACAATTACTAAGGCAATGACGTGTACTTCAGGTCAGGGGGCTATTGAATGTTTTATGGAAGGGTTAAGAACTGTTGCAACGTCATTATTGGGTGTTGGTGTGTTAACTGGTGTGTCATTTATTTCTCCGATAGGACAAATTCCAAATCTTATTATATTTGGGGCTTTATTAATTTATGATATATGGAAAATGATGACAGGTAAAGAATATAAAGTCGTTGATATTGTTGTTGATATTGTTTCATTATTAACACCATTAATCGCCAAAGGATTGGGGTCATTACTTAAAGGTGTTTCTAATTTTGTTGGTTTGGGTAAATTGGCGGCAACTAGTGGGGGTGTTTTGAGTAAATTCCTTCCAACTTTGATGAAAGGATTAGGTAGTTTATCTGGTATTATTAGTAAAGTTGTAAGTTTTTTTTCCATCAAATTGGGTATAAAATGGATTGCGGATATGTCAAGTACAACAACACAAGGTTTGGAAAAAATTACTGATGAAGTACAAGAAGGAATAGATTCTGAAAAAGAAAAATTAAAAGGTAGTGACGATTTAGGTGACTTAGATGATATGGACGATTTAGACGATTTGGAGGATGAAAATATTGATGGTTTTGGTGATGAGGAAGAAGATATTGATGGTGATTTAAATATGCCTAATGATAAACCAATGTAGTCAAAAAAAAAATAAAATAACCTATAATTTTTAAAGAAATTAACATATTTATATTAAAACAATTATTATGAAAAAACTATATTTTTTAAACGAAGAAGAAAAACAAAGAATCTTAAAATTACATAAAAGCCGTCAAGTTGGTAAATTTTGGTTAAATGAACAAGCTTTAGATAATCCAGATGAAACTATGGAAACGGGATTACCTAGAGGTACTTGGACAAAAGAGCAAGCTTCAATGTTTGATTTGGTTATTAATAATTATAAAAAGATGAGTGCTGGAGAAAGAGATAGATTCATAAATGGTATAAAAAGTTTTTGTGCTGACAATGTTTTTGGTAGTCCAACTATGAGTACTACCGCTTTAAAAGCTAATGGTAAGGCTTTTGAAATTTTGATGAAAAGAAACGCATACACAATTGCTATTTTTAGTGGAGGTAGAGGGTTTGCCAATCCTAAAGAATTAGTCCCTTATTTTCAAGAATTAAAGAATATACCAAATTTTTGTTGGTCTGTAAAAAACATTACAGATTTAAGGGGGGAAGAAACTATTATAGATATCGCTGATGAGATTTTTAATGAAACAGATTTTGTTGCTAATTTTATAAACCCAGTAAAAGCATTAGCCATAGCAACAAAAATTGCTACATATGATACTGAAGAAGGTGAAAAAATTAAAGCTAAAGGAGGTGTTGATGATGCGGAATGGGAAAAAACGCAATTAGAGTTTTATAAAACATATCCTTGTTTGGCGGATGTTGCTGTTGCAAGTAAAGCTAAAAATGCTATAGTAGTTCAAAACCCAAGTGAACACGAACAAATCATTGACCAATCTCAAAGAAAACGAACAAATATTACTGACAAGACAACTTTTATGTCGGATGGTACTTATATTACATATACTGATGCCAAGGCTAATGCTTTAAGTGGAAAATTTCAATGTTCACGTGATGGAGAATTAACACTATTGTATCCCGGTAAAGTTGGCATGGGTAGTGAAGGTGGTATATATTCTAAATGGCCTTGTTTAGGACAATCTAGAAAAGATGGAACTCCATATACTGAAATTGACTCTAGTGATAATAATCAAGCAATTATGGCGGATGAGGAAAGAAAGACACATCCAATATTTAGTGGTTACCCAGAAGGTGATATCTACTTTAGTATTGATGGGACTTTCTTAACTGAAAATGATTTTAATAATGACCTTGATAAATCAGGTAGATTTAAATGTAAATCAAAAGGTAGAATTTTTGCGGCACCATTTAAAGGTGTATCAACAGAACCAATCAAACCTAATCCAATTGTAACAACAACCAATAGAGGAGGTAGTAAAACTGCAGGTGGTATGGGAACAGTTTCAGCATCTCCATCATACATTAGTGAAATATTAAAATGTGCTAAGATTGGAGGTTCTACTTTAGACCAAAACGCATTAAATCAGTTATATGATTACATAAAAAATAATAAATAATAATCAAACAAAGAAATATGAGACTATTAATAAGTGAAAGTGAAAAAAGTAGAATTTTAAATTTACATAGACCAAAATTCTTATTTGAGCAATCAACAAATATAACTATTAGTGATTTACAATCATTGATTGGCGTAAGTATAGATAACAATCTAGGACCTCAAACCGCAAATAAATTATTAGAAGTATTAAAAAGTATTCCTGGTAATGGTTGTAGTGCTAATTTTGTTCCTCCAACAGGAGGAGGAGGTAGTGGGACAATTAAACCAATTGGGACTAATACGGGCGGTAGTTCTAACTTTATAAAAAGCCCAACTAATTACGAAAAATAAATTTTAATTATGAATAGAAGTTATAGTAAAATAAGGAACATTAATAGTGTTAATTATTTATTGGAACAAAAATATCTTGAGGATAAACGAAATACTGATAGAGGTGTTTTGGTTGAACAACAACCTGAAGAAGATAATTGGTTTAATAATATGAATAGTTCTTATTTTGACAGATCAGCAAATAAGGATTATAGTAAATTTCCTTGTGTCTCATCATTAAAAATTGCTAAAGGTAATCGATTAAGATTTGACGCAAATTATTACTATTTCCCAAATGGGAACTATGCAACTATTGCTGATGTTAACAAATATTCTCAAGATTATGCTAATAATCCAAACACAACACTAAATTATGCTGGTACATATAGTTGTAAAGAAACTATAAATGATATCACAAATCAAAAAACATCTTCAATACAAAGGTCAGAAAATCCAAAAAAAGAATTAGCTAGTTCAACAGAAACTATGGCAGCTGCAGCAGAAAGACAAAGAAAAGAACTAGGGTATGGAGAGGGTAAAGGTGATGAAGGTAATTGGAAAAATACAAGATGTGCTTTAACTATGGGAACTACATCTAAGACACCTACAACTAGTCCAAATTACCCAGGTAAAGAACATATTTATTATGATGTAAAAGATGCTGACTTATCAATATTCAATGGATACCTTGAGGATGATGATGTTCATGAGGTATATTTATTTAATACTGGAGTGTTTTATGTGGGGTCAACACCATATCCTAAGTACCAACGAGGACCAAGTGATGAAAATAAATTTTATAAGTATACTTGTGTTGGTGGTAAAGTAAAACCAACAAAAGAAATTATTGGTATTGAGGGTAGTCAAGATAGAAATAGTACTCAGTCCACAACTAGTGGAGGTGGTTTTGGTACAGTATATCCTAATGTGTTCACACCAAATGTTGTTAGTACTATCAGAACAAAAATCGGTTCGGGTGAAACTTCACCAACTTTAACACAAACAGACATAAATTTATTGTATACCGCAATAGAAAACGCTTAATAAAAAATAATTATGAAACAAAATATGATGATATTATCTGAACGTGAAATACAAAAATTGGTTAAACAAATATTGTTAAAAGAACAATCAGGTGCTAATAGGACTATTACTGATATACAAAATTTATTAATACGTAAAGGACGTAGAGAAGTTGGTACTAGTGATGGAAAAGCTGGTCTAAATACATTAACAGCAATTAATAATGCTCTAAATTTAGGTCTTAATCTTTATAGACCACAAGCGGCTAAACAAAATACACAAACAAATGTTCAACAAAATATCATGAAAAGTCCAAGTGCTGTAGATTTTGAAAAAATTAATCCCGCATCGAAAGATGGTAATTTACAGGGTGTTACTACGAATCAAGGGACTGAAATAACTCCGGCTAAACAAAATGATTATGCCGCTAATAATTTGACAGGTAAAAAAGAATATGTCGCACCTACTTTAACTGATCAAAGTAAAATAGTGGGTTTAACTGATTAAAATATAGGTGAAGTTAATCTTCACCTTTTTTATTTTCCGATAATATTCTAATACTTTTTGATATTATTTCAGATTCCCCAAGTGAGTACATTCCATTATGATAGGCATACTTAACCGCTTGTACGATTAAGAATATTGCTTGTTCTCTATCCATCACATCAATTAATGTTTGTAGATGGTTTTCTGTTAATAGAGGTACTGAATTAAATAATTTACCGTAAATTTTTTCTTGTTCCATAGATATTTATATTTATAATTTCATTTGTAATGATAGATAAAATAAAAAATATAGTCAAAAAAATATTAACCGAGGCAACAAGTGAATCAGGTTCAAGAGGTTCATTTATCGCTCCTCTAAGAATGGGGAAGAGAATATTTAAAAAATCGGAATTAGGTCCATATAGTGAATCTGTATCAAAGTATTATAGTCAAGAATTGGCAACTGATAGTTATGATGGTAAGATGTCAACATCCAAGAAGGACATCAAAAAAATTGAATCTAAGGCAAAAAAGGCTTCAATCTATGCCAAGAATCATCCAATACAAAATGATGACGATGGGGAGGTAATTAACCCCTATCCAAAGGGTAAATCAAAAAAAATAAATGAAGCGACATTTGGATATGGTGGGGAATATAACGCACCACTTGAGATTGGAATGAAAAAATGGAAGAATCCTGAATTACAACCATTTTCAGATTTTGTTGATACTGAAGCAAATATAAATAAAGTTAAGTCAACAACCAAAAACAATATAAGAAGAACTGTTGGAATGTGGGAGAAAGGGAAGGATGGTAGTTATAAAATTGATAAACATTATGTCCATACGGTTAATGAGTGGGATTATGAAGAAGCCCCAATATTAACTGAAGATTTGGCAGTATGGTTTGGAACAAAGAAAAAACCCAAGGGGTCATCACAACCAAAAGGACCTTGGGTTAATATTTGTAGAAAGGTAGATGGTAAACACCCACCTTGTGGAAGGAGTGAGGCTGATACCAAGAGTTATCCTAAATGTAGGGCGGCTGGTGTTGCTGGTAAGATGTCAGATTCTGAGAAGAAATCGGCTTGTGCTCAGAAACGTAGAGCTGAAAAGAAAGACCCCAAAATTGGAACTGGTAACAAACCGACTATGACTTCTTATAAACCTAAGAAATAATTATTGTCTTATTTTATTAAGTATTACGTCCAAGGAGTGAACAATTTGTGACATAATTTCATCCTCATCTTTTTGACGTATTGTTTCAACTTTTTCATCATACATTTTAGTGAACCTATCATAATTTCTATCACTTATAATAATATCATGATGATGAACGTGATTTGTTATACTCAATAATTTCCCATCCAATATTAAAAATAACCCCAAAGTTTTATTTATGATATATCTCTTTTTGCTTAAGAAAGTAAGTCTAAAATGAGAATCTGGATGTAGAATCAATAGTCGTGCAATTGACATACATTTTTTTTGAGTCTCGGAGACTTTGTCATAATCTGGGTTATTCATTTTTCTATTGAAAAGAACCCATTTAACGTAACTACGTTTTAAAAACCTTTTTATAAATTTTTTCATAAGATGTTATTTTTTGATTCATCACAAATATAAAAAGGTTTTCTTATTAAAACAAAAAAAGGTAGAAAAATATTTCTACCTCTTTAAATATAAAAAAAATAGTAATTAACAATAAGGTGGTGAACATTTCTTTTTACCATCTAACCCAGGTTTTGTTCCTTTACAAACTTGAACTCCGTAACCATTACTATAAGCACTGGGGTAGACTTTAAATTTGGCTTTGGCTGCAGCTTTTCCTCTAGCACATAGTTTTGTTCCAGTTTTCTTTTTTCCTTCATTCATAACCATATTTCCTTCTTCATCATAGAATTCATCCGCATATTGAGTTTCGTTCATAAGGAAGTCAAATACTTGGTCTAGGTTTTCTTTTGCTGTTGCGATATGGTCATCAGCCCAATCGTGACCACCTTGAAGTATTTTTTCTACTTGCATTGGGTCTAATTCTAATAACAATTGTGCTTGTCTTATCATTTGTTCAAGATTACTAAAAAACATATAGTTTTGTACTTTTCCATAATCTTTTTCGTTAACTATTTTTTTAACTAGATTGTTAAGTTGTGATTCTGTGATTCTCATATAATTTAATTGTTTAAACCATTAGGACCACCTAATGTTATTGCGTTTAGTTGTACTACTGCTTGACCACTACCATTAGTCCAAGTTGGATGTGGTGGGTGAATTATTGTTGCGGTATATCCAGTACCATCCCAACAAACACTACAAATTGTTGCTTCTGTTCCTGCTGAAATAGTTGGTAATGGTGTTGGTGGGGCTGGTCTTGGATTGAATATTGTGCAAATATTACAATTTAAATATTGTTGACTAACGGATAATAAATTACCAATTGGTGTTAATGGACAAACATCAACAATTGTTCTACAAAGTCCATTTGAGTCTAAGAAACAATCTGAATAAGAACCATTGAAACCTCCATAATTTGTTGTTTGAGTCCAAGCGGTATATGTTAAATCAACAACTTCTGATTCTAGGGTAAAACAATCTAGTGTTCTAATACCAATTGTTGTGTTGTAACAATCTTCACAAGTATTGAAATTTGTATTGGTGTGAAAATAAATGTTGGAACTAACTAATCCCGTGACATCTTGAATTAATGTTGCACATAGGAAATTTGTTTCACCCCATAATGTTTGAACAGTATCTCCAGTTGTAAACGTCCCATCGGTTGTTGTTATATAAATAATAGTACCCAAATTACATATTTCCGCTTCCCAAACAAAATAACTTGGGTCTGATGTTAAACAATCTGTTTTAGTTAATAAACTATAGAAAGTATCGTAAAAAGTACTTGCCGTAATCGTATTTAATGTTACCGCAAATTCATCATAACTTGGGTGATAAAATGCTGTGTTCCCACTGATATATTCATATGATAATATTTCACCAACTTTAACAAGAGGGTCTGAACATAACGCGTATTCATAAAAAACACCATGACATTCCACACAGGCTTGACAATCTGGTTGGGGTTCAAAGTCTAAAAATAATGTTTGAGTTACCGCACTTGTAGTTGCACTAATAACTTCATAACATCCCCCACCTAATTGTAAATTAGATACTGCCCCATTTTGAAATAATTGAGAACCCCAAACAACTTCTTGTATGTCTGAATTTACACAATTTTCTATTATAAACTTTTCATTTTTAACGTCCAAGCAAACATCACATATTGTATCTTCAGGAAATAAACTTACAAACGTGTGTGTTGGTATTATTGATGGTGATACGCCCACTATGTTACCACAAAATTCATCAGTACCATTAGTATATGAAATTAATCGGTTAGTAAGATTGGATGGGAGTTGTACGGTATCAAATGTTGTAGGTTCAGTACATCTTTCTACGATATAAATTAATGGACTATTACTTACACAATCTTCACACGAGGTAAATGCCGATACACTTAATACAGTGTTGGAAATTAAATTGTCTGTTTGTAGTATTTTATATTCCTCTTGGGTGAGTAATCCTATTTCTCCTTCAAAACAGCCAATAATAGGATTACCATCAAGGATGGAATCAATAAAATAAGTTCCTCTATTAACAAAATATGAAAAAAATGCTGGGGTAAAGGCACTTACATCAAAGTAAATACGACCTTCTCCGCCACAACTAAAAAAACTAAAAATACCGTAATTATTATTGTAACAATCATAACAAGTCGCGTATTCCGTTTGTAACAATGAGTTTGATCCTAGTTCATCAGTTAAACTTGTTATTTCAACACAACCTGTAAATTCTTCTTTGAAGAGGCCATTACTTTCCGTATACCAAATCTCACCAATGTTAACTACATTACCATTAAAATTTAATCCGTAGGTATTACCTGTAATAAAACAATCAATAGCATTTATTGTCGCCATTTTTTTTTAAGAATTTAAACCATTTATTCCGCCCAATGTTACGGCATTTAATTGGATGACAACATTATTTTGTCCATCAGTCCAAATTGGATGAGGGGGAATTATTTCTTGTGTTGACCCACTACAAATTTCACATATGATAACTTCAGTGTTGGCACTAGTACCTGTTGGATAAAAATAATCTGCCATAATTTTTTATTTATAAATATTAACTTATTATTTATAGTTCACAATTTGGAACTTTATTTGTCTTTTATAGGTATTAACTTCCCCACTACTTTCAACTTTAATATCAACATAATATTCATTTGGAATTTTATCTCTTGTATCAAAGATAAAATAGTATTCATTTGGAGTTCTATTAATTTGAGTCCAATCTTGAACTTGGACTTCGGTTTGACCTTCTCTTACATATACACGATAATAAGCACTTACTTTTGGTAATAATCTATTTGTTGTATAAGCTTGTTTAATAATAACCCCAACTTTTCTTATATCGGTATTAAATATTTTTTCATCTTGTTTAATTCCATAATAATCAAATCCATATATTTTGGGGTTTTGAGAATTTGTACCAATTTGAATAGAATTCTTCATTGGTTGTAATGTAAAATCATTTGTGATTGGATTAATTGGAAAACCATTAATACTTAGGTTATACCATTTATCTGAGAATGTACAAGGTGTTTTATACCCCATAAGTGGTGGAATTGTCACCTCATATACCCCTTGAGTTCTTTGACAGCCAGTTAAACCTGTTAATCCAGGTATTGGGTTACCGGAATTGTCAATGATATTAATTAATGGAAGAAAATCTAAATTGAGTGGATTACCATCTTCATAAAGATAAAGATATAATTTATTAACTTTACCTAGGGTAAATAAATTTCTATCATCTTCTATTAAATCATTATAAGATGTATCCAAATGTGGTTCATAGAACGTTTGAGTATGTCTTGTAAAGAATTGAACTTCATATGTGTCAGTTAAACCTGAGAACAATTCAAGTTGGGGTTTGTAAGCTATAACCCAACCTGTAACGCCAGATATTGTATTGTTTAATATACCATTTATTTCATTGGTCATATCAAATTCAATATTCTCATCACCGAACTCAAAATGTTGTTCTGCCACCAATGTTAATGCTGAGAATGGGACAGGAGATAAATTTCTATTGTTATAGATACCATTTTCTTCCCATACACCAATGGTTGTTGTTTCAAACCAATTTGAAGGTCTTGTTGAATAATTTCTATCCGTTATTACATATTGATATTGTAAATCTGCGAAATCATAACCAACACCTTCGTCCCAAATTTGTGGTAAACTTGGGTCAAAATTAATTGGAGGAATTCTTAATAATAATAAATCAAATGATGTTGCTCTTAATCTTCCTTGTGATGTGAATGTGTTTAATAATTCAATATCAAAGTTAGAGGTATTTGTCATTCTCAACGTATGTTTCATTGTTGAACAAGTTGTTGATATAACGCCATTTGTTAGTTTGGCTATAAGAGAATCCAAATCTAAATCAAAAATGAATCTACTGTAACCTATTGGATATTGTGATATTGCTGTAGTTCCAAAAAATAGTTCTGTTACTGGGTTTCTGCCAGTATTGGTATAACTATTGTATATTAATGTATTATTTCTACTGAAATATGATTTGTGGATTGACATTTATATTCTTTATACATAAATATCAATTAATTCTAATATTTTGATTTAGGATTAAACTTTCAGCATTATTCAATAAAGTTTCAATATCTTCAAGTCTTTGTCCATTCCCACTTGCACGTTTAGCTGGTTTAATAATTGCAATTGGATGAACGTGTCCTTCCAAGAAGGCATACATCTTTCTTAGTAGTTCAATAATTACTTCACCTCTAACGGTTGAATACGTTAGGTTTTGTAAGGATGTTTCACCCCTAACGAAGGAATTCTGTGGTATACCATAGATAGTGTCTTGTAAGTCAATTTTTTGTTTTGAACTAGTTGCATCTTGGGATAATAAATAAATCTTTTGTGCTCCCATAACACCATAACTTATTGGTTCGGATTTAAATGAAGTTGGGAATACTGTATCTGTTACTACATCATATTGAGTACCATATATTGGTCTTTCTCCATTTCTACCTGATACTAGAAAATAACCACTTTCTTTTGACCCGTAATCTAAAAGAATTTTAGAACTAAATTTTAAAAAATTTGTGGTTTCGGTATTTAATGTTGTTGATGTAAAACTATTACCTAATTCGTATGTTAATTGTGATGGAGTAACAACAAATGGAAACGAGTTTTGGAAGGCTGTTTGATTTGGGGAAGAATAACCACTATAAGTTAGAAACCCTTCAAACACACCTTTGATAAATGTGTTGATGATATAAACAGTTTCATCAAAAGTTTTTCCCGCTATATCAATTTTAGCATCAGTTGGTTTTAAGGTTGTACCAATGTTTAAATTTAATATTGTCTGAGGATTAAAATTTGATGTATCAAATCTTAAGTCTTCCTTGTTGTATGAATATAATTGGACAAATCCGTTAAATACATTTTGTGTATTTTCAAGATTATCAATATGCCAAACAACAACCTTTTCAATTGATTTAATAACCTCCTTTAATGAGGTTGTTTTTTGTGGTGATTCTTTGGTTTCTTGAATTGGGAAATAAGATAATTGTAAGAATGCTCTGTTATTATTTGGTATTGGTAATTTACTATATTTTAATTCTGGTGTTTTTCCAGCACGTAACAATACTTCATTTTCTTTCAATATTAAATCAGCCGTACCTCTACCTAAAATACCAACATCTTGTGGTTTTGGGAATATACCTTCAACACTACCCCCACTTGAAGACAGATACGATCCATCAGGGTTACGAAGAGCTAAACCTTGTGAAATTCTAGTTCCGGTTGCCAAGAATTTTTTAGCTCCTTGGAAATTCTCAAATGGACTTAATAATGGGCTTGAGAATGGTCCTTGAATATAGAATTGATTTATTCTTTTATATTCTTTGTTCATATAGATTATATGAACATATTCATTAATTTGAGGCACTTGACTAACAAAAAATGGTAATAATGGTAAAAAAACAATTGGGTCTTTAGTAGTCCATTTCATTTTTTCTTCATCCCAATCATTAATTGCTCCAATAATTGCCGTATAATCATCTGTTTCAGGAATAACACGAAGTCTTCCTAACATCATTGGGTCATTATTATCTAATACTCTACCCGCAAATATTATTTGATGTTCATTTTGTTTAGTTATTTCACTCATTTGTTAACTCTACTTTCGTATTCTTTTAAGATTGTGTTATATGTCAATTCCAACTTATCTAAGTGTTCTGTTAATTTGATAAGAGTTTCTTTAGTGAATTTAAAATCTTCTTGGATAAAATCCATAGCAAATGTTAAATCTCTATTTGGTGAAGATTTGTAATCTTTAATTATTTTTAGTGCTTTTTCAGCTTGTTCTTTTTTATCCATATTTTTAAAGACCTAAACCAAATGCTACATTTGGAACAGTTAATCCAGCAGGTGTTACTGCTGTAGGTTTTAATGCAACCGAAACTTTACGATTTGTATTTTCTCTTTCAGTACCTTTTATGTTACCAAAAACTGATAGCACTGTTAAATTTGGTGAACCATCTGGCATTGGTCCTGTTGGGATTCCTAATTTCTGCATCTCCTCAATAGTATTAATAAATGCTCTTGACTCAGAAAATCCATCCAAAAACTCAGAAGCAAATAATAATGGGAGTGGAATTTGATTTATTGCACCAGCTAAAGCACCTAAAACTCCACCTGAACTACCATTTGAGTTTTCTTCATCTTCATCACTACCATCACTTTTGGTTGTACTACCATCACGATTACCTTCTTTTTTACTAATACCATCAATGAAATTAGTTGTAGCATCTGTGGCGGTTTCAATACCTTTGGTTACTGCTTTTGCGGTTTTGCTTAACCCTTTTGCCACACCTGGAAATTCTAGTGTTAAACTAATTATTTTTAATAGTTCATCCACAACATTTTTACATTTTCTCCAATCGGTTATTAATTGTCCAACCAATAATAAAATTTGAATTAGTTTTAGAATTATTACATTCGTTTTTCTTTTCTTTTCATCTTCAATATCTTGTATAGTTGAGTCAATCAATTTTAATAAATCCTTTTTAATCTTATTATATAATGTTTCAATGAATTGAGCCCCAACTCTTGAAATCAAATTAACCATAAATTTTTTGAATTTTTTTGTAAATTCAATAAGATTATCATTAAGATTAATATCTTGTTGCCCTAATGATAATAACATCGTATAAAAAGGTAATAAAACTTTTGGACTTAATAATGAGAAAACAACTCCTTGTCCCATTAATTTAATAAAGTTTGCGTCAACGGCCGCAACAATATTACCCCCAGGTATATTAATATTCCAGTTTGGATTATTAGTTACAGATTGGGTTATTTGACTAGCAGCATTAACTTGGTCTTCATCAGGAACAAATCTTAAAGCATCCAATGCACCTACAATACTATCGACATCAACTGGTAATTCTACATTACCACAATCAACATATTGTACTACACCTTTTTTAATATTACTAATTCTGATTTCAATGTTTCTTAAATCAATTGCACTAAATTCAAAAAAAGAATCATCAATTGGGTCATCTTGAGGCACTTTTGCGACACCACTAACATCAATTTCTTTTCTATTGTCAAAACAAATCCCTAATATTCTTAGTAATAAAATTTGGAATTTAGAATTAACTTCAAGTTGATTAGAACCAGTATTTAATCCAATATCTAAAGCACCTGTTAATATATTCATTATGTTTGCTATAATATTATTGAATTCAACAACTCTAATTGATTTATAATAATCAAGTAAAAATTGTACAACAGTTGTTGCGTTAGCAAATCTTGGGGCTAATGTTATTTTAAACCAAGGCCCACCAATTGGGTTTGTTGGGTTTGTTTCGGTATATTCAATATCAAATAAATCTTGTCCTGATTGACCCTTGTATAATTGTCCTCCAGCTGTAAATGAATATGGCGTATTTGGTGTTTGTGTTAACGCATATAATTGTCTATTCATTGAAAACGGATTGTCCTGAATAACAATTGGGTTTTTTTCATACAAAAATTTACCAATATCATCATTGGGGTCTATTTTTAATAAACCCAATAAATCCAATGCTGCTACTTTTATATAAATTACTTGTCCTGGTTGATATCTTTGTTGTTGGTCGCAACCAATGGCTTTGACTGTCTCGTCAAATAATATTTCCGAAAGAATTGGTTCAATTTTTTTTATTACCTTTAAAAGTAATTTCTTAATAAATCCAATAGTACCTTTTTCGTTATTATTTGATAAAGTTGCAACACCTAATAATCTATCAAGTTGACCTTGTGTATCTTTTTCAAATTTTTTTACTTTACCTTTTAACTCAGATAATTTATTTGATGTTGATTCTTTTAAATCATCAAAACTTTCCCCAACACTTTTTGTTACACTATTGTATTCTTTCTTAAGTTCGTTATATGATTGTGTTGCGGAAACTTTATCTCTGAGTTGTTTATAATCTGATTTTAAATCTAAACCCATTATTTTTTCATTTTGTATTGGTTGTCTGACTTAGTAATATCTCTCTCCATTAAATCTTTAATAATATCATCATCCATATTAATATCTGAAATAGAAAATGATTCTTTCGTAGAGTTTGTTTTTTCCCAAATTGAAGCTTGTAATTTAGAAAGAGATAATTTTTTTTCAACACAATCATTGATTATTTTTTGTTGTTTTTCAATAACAGGCCCTATAAGAGTCATATCTTCAGGTTCTTTCATCATTGTCAACATTTTGTTTTGAATACGCATTGCGGTATTTCTCTGTTCTACAAGTTCATTGTAGATTTCCTGCATTAAGGATAAAATAGATTCCTTAGATAAATTAATTTCTTTTTTTAAAGGTCTTGCCATAATAGTAAATATTTATCTAACCATTTTTTCAATCATATTAACATATAAAAATTTGAACTTTTTAAGTGATGAACGAATTTCTTTCGTACTCAAATTTGTCATTTCTCTTAATGATAATAAGATGATATTTTTATTGAATTTATTATTTGATGTACTAATAAATATTTTATCATAGTTTTCAAATATTTCATATAGAGCTTCACCTAATTTAATTTCATTTTCATTAAGCGTATTCTGCTTGAACACCTCATCCAATTCTTTTAAAAATCTTTTAATAACATCATCCGCTTCTATGGATTCATTGTCAATACTGTATGAAAGGTTTTCATCGTTTTCCAAATCAGATGAAATATCTTCATATGATACCTTTCTATTTGTTTCTTTTTGGTCTTTTTGAATCTGACCCATTAAATAATGTTTGCATATTGTTCCAAAATAGGAATATGCTTTCTTTTCTTTTGATGGTTTAAATTTATCAATTTTTGTCATCAAAAAGGAGTGGGTGTCATGGTGAATTTCTTCAAATTCAACGTCTTTACGATATAGTTTGTAAGTCCTTATAATTGAGGAAATCATTTTATCTATTGGATGTCTTAAAAAATCATTATAGATTTTGTTTTTTTCCTCAAAAGAATCGGCAATTAAAAAATCTCTAACTGCCAATTCTTGTATTTCACCAAAATAAATTTTATCTTTCTTGGGTTTTCTCCCCTTCTTTTTTGACTCTAAACTTGTATCATCGGACAAATTTTTTTCATCTGTCATTAGATTTTTTAAGATTGGTATTTTATTGCTCTATCTACAAGGAAAAAAGATTCTTTTTTGGCTGAGTCAATCCAAAATTGGATTTCTTCTTTACTAAGAACTTCATCCCCATTTTTATAATCCCAAAAGATAGAACCTTGTCTGAGATTGGTATGTTTATATCCAATTCTTGGAATGGTCATAATATTCACAGAATTATGTGTTAGACGTAAAAATAATTCATAACCAAATGTGAGTTTAAACGAAGGTTTAAGTAGTCCAAAATCAACAAATGATGACCTTTTAATGACCATACCAGACATTTGGAAATTCTGATAACTCAAAAGTGTTTCATTGGTTAATATACCTATTTCACTAGAAATATTTACAGCAAATGTTGCCTCATTGGTAAATCCAGCAAATTGTCCATTCTCAGTTACATCAACAACAATTGGTAAGAAACAATTGGTGTCTTTATAGATTTTAGAATATTTGTCAACATTCTTAAACCAAATTTTAGAATACTCATCATCAAATTCAAAAATTGATATCCATTTTGATTTTGCAATTCTTGCTCCGTGATTTACTTGTTCAGCAAAACCAGGTTTTTTAGTCCACACTTCTCTAGTCACATTGATTCCACTAAAATCGTATGTATCTAAAAATTCAACCAATTTCGTTTCATCGGTATGAACAAGAATTAATTCATTAATCTCAACTTCTTGGGTTTTGATTGATGTTATTGCTTTGTTAAAATAATCCTCAAACCAAGGGTGTGATGAAGATTTAAGTGGTAGTATTACTGATAAATCAAATTTTTCCATATTATTCAACGGTTTGTAATTTATTATATTGTTCCTCAAAGGATTTAAGTCTAACGTCCAAATATCCTTCAAATTTATTTAATACATTGTCTTTGAATGTTTCAGATGTTGGTAAATTTTCAACAACCTTTTTCATCTCATTTAACAAAGTATCACTAATATTATCTTCTAACCAATTTTGTAAGAAATCGGCAACATAGTCAGATAAATCATTTTTATTACTAATCCATATTCCATTATCCTCAGACATCCATTGTGGAATCATTCTTGGTCCAATACCTAAACAAGGTACACCACATTTCATTGATTCTAATGGGAATGTACCATATGCACTTGTTTCATCAATCCAAACCGACATAAATGATTTCTGTAAAACATTTGCAAATTCTTTTTCACTAATTGCTCTCATATCTTTAAATGTAATCCATCTATATTGGGGGAATTTAAGATAAAAATTCTTAATCATATTTAAGGCTTCACGTTGTTCTCTGGCGTGAATTGCGATAATTGGATTTGCAGGGTATTCTGATGGTTTAAAATCATCTGAGATATATGGTTCAATAACGTCAATTGATATATTTTTCATTATATTTGAAATATATTCCTTTTGTTGTTCTGAAGTTGTAATACATTTCATAAATCCAAGTTGTGCCCAAGATTGACCTGGTTGTAAAGTTTCCAATATGTGGTCATACGCTTGAGATAAAACAATTTTACCACAAGGTAAATTACTGATTTGACTCATTACAAAACCATATAGTTCTGGGATAATAATGAAATCTTCTGGAGCAACTTGTAGTTTTTGGCCATCAATTGATTGATGTTGGAGTTCCATATATTTTGAATCCAACCAATTTGATACGCCAACATAATCATTCTTCTCGTGTAACATAACAACATTATATCCACCCTCAGATAGAACATATGCCATACGATAAATGTAGGCAACGGATGCTTTTGCGTTACCTTTGGTGTCTTGAATTAAGAAATAGATAACTGATTTTTTACTTTTTAAATTTTCTATTGATTTTTCAATCTTTAAAATTTGTTCTGGTGTCATATTATATTTTGTTTATTAATTTTTTATATAGTAATGAATTGAAGGCTAATCTAAATGGCATTGATAATTCAGTACTTTTCATACCTAACGCTTCATCAGCTTCTTCATTTTCAACAATAAGTGTTTCTGTCATCATTTTAACCATTTCATATTTAACAACACTTATATGATTCTGTGGTATACCGGTATAGTTAGTTGGGGGTTCTACATTGATATATTTTTCAATTGCATCAATATCAAAGTAATAATTTTCACCTAATATTTTTAACATTCTGTTATTTGTTTTAAAATTCCTTTTAAATCTTTAATTGAATTAATGGAATAATCTTTGTTTATATCCTTATTATATTCTGTTTCAAACTTTATCAAAATTTTTTCCTTTGGATGATTTAATAATAAGTTAGGGTTTGCCGTAAGTAAAACATCAAATTCATTCCATATTGAATTTATTGTGAAATTTGAATAAAAAATTACTTTCTCCAATTCACAACCAAACTTGGATAAAAAGAAAAGTGTTGCGGGTTTTGATTTTCCAATTTCATCTGATAATATCATAAAATCCCATTGTTTCCTATTCTTAACATAAATGTCATTTAAGTCATTAAATGTTGTCATTTCAGTTGATGGTGCATGTCCAAACAACTCCATACAATATTCTTCATACATAAATGAATAATATTCTTCCTCACTTTGAAAGGCAAAATGATTTTGTAAATCTAAAGTCGTTACTAGTGATAATATCTTATATTCGAATGGCTCAGATATTACTTCCAATTCAGTATTGCCTGATAAGTCAATTGTATAGGTTTGGGATGGTATATCTTGATAACTCTCTATTAAATGTTTTTCATATAAATGTGTGAATTTACCAATGGTGTCTCTTAATACACCATTTACATCAATAGCAATTCTCATTCTTCGTATCTTTTTAATATTTTTCCGATTAATGGATTTCTAACCACATCTTTATTATCAAATTCAAAAACTCCAACATCATCCAAACCTTTGAACTTCTTGATTGCGTCATATAATCCTGAGTGTGTCTTATCTTTGTATCTGTCGGTTTGTTCTAAGTCACCACTGATAAAAAATTTACTATTGAATCCAATCCTTGTCAAGAGTAATTTCATTTGATTAGGAGTCGAATTTTGAGCTTCCTCAAATATAAGAATGGAGTTATCAATGTTCATACCTCTCATATAAGCCAAAGCGAAAACTTCAATAGCGTCAATGTCTTTTAATTTTTCTCTATTTTCTTTACCAATGATTTTATTCATTAAGTAATATGAGGGGAATATATAGGGGTCTAGTTTTTCTTCAACATTACCAGGTAGAGCACCTAATTTTTCTTCAGCTTCAACAGCAGGTCTAACAATAATAATTTTTTCGTAAGGTGTAGTTGGGTCTGATAAAATATCTAATGCGGCTTTCATCGCAATATATGATTTGCCAACACCAGCAGGGCCTGAACAAATTGTTATTTGATTTTTTTTCAACAAATCATAATATAATTTTTGATTGTCAGATAAGAACTTTTCTTTGGATTTCTTTTTGATTATTTCACAAATAATTTCCTTTTTTGTTTTTTTTGTTTCCTCACTATTCTGAGGTTGTACTGGTTTTTTTCTTGTTGCCATTTAATTTATATTTTTATAAAAATTAATCAAATATAAAAAAAATCAAGAGTTACTTTATGTTTGAAGTTCTTTAATGAAATCACTTATTCTTTTTTCGTAAGTGTGATTATTTTTACTTTTTAAGTAACCATTGTTACTAATCAAATTTCTTTCAGTTTCATTTTCTAAATAAAACTTGATTTTATCTATCAAATCGTCTTTAGTTTCATAAACGACAATATCTTGATTAATATTGAATAATAATTCCAATCCTTCTGTATAATTTGTCACCAATAAAGTTTTACAACCTGTTGTTTCAAATGTCCTATAATTTATATCATTCGATATATTACGATTGAAATGAATTTTGTATGAGTTTATAGTTCTAACCATATCCTCACCAATAACAAAAATATCTTTTTTTATATTAAAAATATTTAGATAATTTATCCATTCACCTCTATTATTAATATTACCACAAAAACCAACATCAATATTTTTCTCAATCTCCATCGGAGTTATTAATGTATCATCATAACAATTAGGAAACCACAAGGTATTACCACAATAGTCTTTAAAGTTAGGTAAATAAGATTTAGTTGAGTTTAATAGAAAATCTGGTTTTATTTGTTTCACCAAATTAATATGTTGGTCTAACACACAATGAGAATCTATTGACCAAAATATTTTTATTTTTTTACTATTTTTAATCTTGTCCAATGGTAACCAAGTGGGGGTATAATTTTCTAATAAAAAAATAACGTCAGCCCAACTCTCTAACAAATTGAAATCATCATTAAAATTATGATGACCCAAACCCCACACAATACATTCAAATCCGTTTTTTTCAAATGATCTTTTTAATGAAAAACATTCTCTATAATTTCTATTTTTTTCGTGTCTTCCGTTTTCTTGTATTATTAATAATTTCATATATATTATTTATATAGGTAAATAGTAAAATCATTAGGTAGATAATCATGTCTAATGATAAATTTATTAGTGAGTTTTTTAATTAAAGGCATAATTTCATGTATTTTTACAAATTTCATATCTTCATCTTTTTTACCATTTGATAAATCTGAAAGAAAATTTATCGCAACTCCTTTGTTCGATAGACCCCACATTTGTTCAATTGTAATAAATGTTTGTTTTTTCCAATTTTTTTTGAAACAAAAAACACCAGAACTAATTATCCAATCAAAATTTTTATTAATTTCTGAAATATCCATACAATCAAATTTTTTTGGGTACTTAGATTTAGCAATTTCTATTACATTTTCACGTATGTCTATCCCATAATAATTTTCAATCCTTACTGATATGTCCCCAAATCCACAACCCACATCTAATACTGAATCATCACTTTTGTATCCAATATCTAACAAAATATCAAATCTAGTTTCTTGCGATTTGCAACTACTCCAACCCAATGAAATTAAATTATTTTCATTACCAAATTTTTCATTATATATTTTATTTATGTAGTTTCTATACATTGATTAAAATTTCATTTTGTGATATATTCTCATTATCAAAAATAAATTTGACAATAGGTTCAATTTTTTTATAATTTTCTACAAAAGGTCTTAGGAAATTACAAATAACATAGTCATTATTTTTTAGTTTGTATTCGTCAATTTTCCACCACGATCTATCTATCCAATCTTTTTTTATATCAACATTTCTTTCTATTTCACAGATATTATTGCCACTTGGTGAATAAGTATTTATTAATACTCTCATTAAAGATTCGTCCGAAAATTCATAATTTTTACCAAAAAAATTATTTACGGATTCTTTTTTGTCAAAAACATTAATATCAATCCAACTTTTAAACAATTCTTCATAATTCAAATTGTTTGGATTAAGTAACTTTTTAAAAATATAAGATTCAGCAGTTAAGTTGCTAGTTGGAAACTTTCCTTCATCTTTAGTACCTTTATAAACTTCAGAACCAACCCTTAATAACTCATTTTTTTTTCTAAAAGATAAAATCCGATTAATAAAATTAGTTTGTAATGGAATTGTGTCAATATCTTCAATCATACAAACATCATTATCAAATTGTCCAGCTAAAATATATCTATACATTTTCGCTTGGTTTGCCGTTGGAATATTTTTTTGTATCGGAAACAAATATACTTCCCCCCATTTTTTTAAATTTAAAACTAATGGATCATTTTCATCACGATCGCTTACAAATGCCAAACAAGCTTTTTTATTTGGAAAAAATTTTTTCCATGATGTTGCGACTATTGGCCAAAAATCTTTGAAATGCGATTCATCCGAACTTACAATTACTCTATCAAACATTATTTTTTTCTTTTAAAATTTCTAAAATTGATTTTTTAATCATAAAGTTTTCATCTTGAAAGATTACTTTTATTCCTTTTTCTTTGAATTTATTCAAGTCCAAATAATTTCTACCTGATATTCCTGAAAGATATGTATCTGCTTTGTAATGTAAACAAATATCAACTATCCTATCAGTTGAGGTTAATTTTGTTGGATAGTCTAATAAAATCTCAGTTTTTATGTCTAAAATACCACATATTCTTTCAATAATTTTTGTATTTGATTCTACTAAATTATCTTTTATTAAATCATCAAATTGACTTAGTACATCCGAATAGTTACTTAGATTACTTTTTATTCTATTCCAATCTTTTATTGGATTGATATATTTCTTTGTTGTGATAGGTTCTAATCCACTATTAACAGAAAGTGTATACCATTTATCATTAAAGTTAAAACGGTTTTGTAGATTGTTTTTTTGAAACTGAGCATTGTTTAAAAAAACAAATTTATCAGATGATTCAATTTTTTGAAAAAAAGGATACCAAGGAAAAAAATTAGGTTGATGTATAGTGATTATCATAAATTTGATTCTTCTAATTCATTAAAAAATTGTAAGTATGAATGAACTAAGTTTTTTAAATCAGTTTTTTCTCTTACTAAATTAATTTGTTCTAAAATATCATTCCATTTATTTGTTCCAAACCAACTTCTAGCCAACTCATATTTATTTTGAACATCTGATATATCATCACTTACATAAAGTGGATAATCTTCTAAAATTTCAACATTAGATTTATCTCTCGATAATATTATTGCTGATTCGGTTGCAGAGGCTGCTGCAAATTTCATTCCAGGTTTAAAATAAAACTCAACACTATTTGAAATTCTATGACTAAAATGACAATTACATTTTCTCATATTAGAGAATATGTTGGATTTATTTTCAACAAAATCATTTATAGGATTGTAAGTAAAATCTAAAAGTAACCAGTCAGGTTTTTGAGATTTCAAAAATATATTATCATATTCAGCTCCTAAATATTTAACATAAAAGTTACTATCCTTTGGTGAGGTAACGGAGTTAAATCTTATATCATAATGTTGTGGTATAACAGCCGATAGTTTATTAATCCAATCTTTAAAATAAATTTTAGTATAATTATTTGTAAACAAAACACCATCAATATTTTTGTATATTAAAAATTCTTCATTTTTTCTACTATAATTATCAATAAAAGCTAATTTATCAATTGGTTCTACTACAATGATATTTTTTTGATTGTGTAACCTATCTATATCATTTTTTGTCAAATTAAATAAATCCGTAACCAATCCCATAAAAATGATTATACTATTATGTATATCAAAAATTTTATTTTTTTCTCCTTTTCTTAATTCTAAGAATTTAGACTTTCTATATTTAGAAATTTCATTTGATCTATGAATTCCATTTAATATGACACTACCAGATGATACTGAATCCCCCACAATTATAATTTCTTTCATAAAAACTATTTTTTTATTCCCCAAAAATACAAATCATGATGATTTGTCTCAATTTCAAATTCATAAGATGAAAAAATACCATCAACATCTATACAAGATCTTATATCTTCTTCTGTTACATTTCTATAATAATCAGAATCCCAATCTTCTCTAAATACATTTGGCATAGTAATCCAATTATCTGAAGAATTACCTTGTAATGTTAATCGTTTCTCTCTATCTATTTTATCTTGCGTTCTTGTTCCATGAACTGGTCTACCAGTTGTTGCACAAGTAAATATAAAATAACCACCCGATTTTAACATCCTTACCGAATTTTGAATACTTTCTTTATAAAACGGATTATGCTCCCAACACTCACAAGATATTATAGTGTCAAATGATTCATCAGGAGCATCATATTCATTTGCAGGACAAACAACATCAACTCCTTTTCCTGGCCCTATATCCAGTCCTATAAAATCACAATTATCAAACCACGGTTCTTCATTTCCATTAACATCAAATGACCCAATGTCTAATACTTTACAGTTTGTAAATGCTGATGGATATTTTAATTTTAATTTATCTAAGTATGCTTTTTGTTCTTTATGTGCCATCTTATATTTTTATTTTTTTTATTATGTTAAAAGCTTCAGCTACTTTTAAACCACACTCAAAACCTCTATAATTAGCATGTGACCTTATTCCAACTTCACCTAGCTTATCTCTTTTAGTTGTTGTATATTGAAGAAGATAATTATCTTTAAATATCTTTATTTTCTCTTCTATTGTATCTTCTATGTCTTCATATAAATTGGGCTGAAATTTACTTGATGGATCTGACCATGTTGAAGTAGGTATTTCATATGAAATTATCTCTAAGATAAGTCCAACTCCTGTTGGTCTTACCGCTGAAATACAAGCATTATAAACATCTTTATGTTCTTGATGATAAGAAGGTTCTGGTATGTAAATTACATTTGGTTGGTATGTTCTAATTAAATCGTCTAACCATCTAACAATTTTATATTGTGGTATTTCTTCTAATCTTGTACCATTAGTTTCAAACTTAGATGGTTCTTCGGTTGAAATAAATTCGGCGACTTTTTTAAATTCCATCCATTGTTCTTCTTCAGTTATTGTTCTATTTAAATGGTGTAAAAATCTGTCAGAACATGACATAACAACTACTTTTATAGTGTCACCATTTTTTTTTCTTTTCAATAATGTGCCACCAACTCCGAAAAGTTCATCATCAGTATGTGGCGAAATAACTAAAACTTTTGACATAATTAAATTAATTTTGAATGTTTTTCATATAATATTTTATCATTTTCATCAAATGCTTGTCCGACAAATCTTCCTTTATTTCTGTTTGTTGGAAATTGTTTTTTATCTGAATTAAAATTAAAAAATTCATCGTGAATTAAAGAATTATCTTTAACTAATGGGTAAATTTTTTCTCTTAAGAAGTTTTGGTCAACTTGCCAAAAACTACCTTTAATATATTCATCTATTAATTTTATCATTTGCGGTAGTACTCCTTTTTTCGAACCCCACATACCACCTAAAATAGCTGTATTATGATAAGGATGGTCTCTCATTATATGAAAACCTTTATCAGAATTTAACCATTCGTCAACCGCAAGTTTTTCTCTTTCAGAGAGTCTTGAATCGCAATCTCTAGATATCATAACATCCACATCTTCTTCTGAAGCCGGATAAAATCTCCAAAACATACCTGTCCAATCCCCATCAACATCCATCTCAACTACTTCAACATGTGAAAATTGTTTAAGTTGTTCAATAACTTTATAATCAGTGCTTTTACCAATATAAAATCTACAAATCCAACCTGAATAAATTATTGGAGATAATTCAGCATTACGTATTGCCCCAATTGTATATATTGGGTTATTACCCCATAAAGAAAAACTTATTATTTTTTTCATAGTTCAAAATTTATTTTTTCTCTTCTCTGAAAAACCATTCTGTCTTCTCTATTATGAGTTGAATTCAAAGAGTGTATAATATCTCTACCACCATAACCCCAATCAGGATGTTGGTGATGGATAATTACTTTATCTATAAAAATTTGTTTTTTCAATAAATTACCAACTGTCATAAATTCATTATCAGCCCAAAGTGATTTATAGTCAGGATGATAGATATATCCAAATCTTTCGTAATATTTTTTACCTAAAATACATAGAGTATTTAAATCTTTTCTATTTCCATCATTGAACCAAAGTATTCCATCTGTGTCAGGATAATTAATGGTCATATTGAATCTTATTTGTTCGTCATATCCTTTTTCAATAGGAATCATATCATCAGAGGCAAGTAGAATAATATCCCAATCACCTAATTCAATGTCACGATTAACTGCATGTATTTTATTATTACTTTTACCAAAAACAAATCTAAGATTTTCATATGATTTTAATTTATCAATGACTTCTTGGTTATTCATTGAGTCATCATCATAATCTAACGTTATCAAAAACTCAATTTTTGATAAATCTGTTGCAAAGTCATAATACTTTTGAAGTACTTCAAAAAATTTATCTTTTCTGTTTCTTGTTGGGAATTTTATTAAAATTTTCATATTTTAATGTCTAACATTATACATTACTTCAGGAGTAATTACAAATTTATTTGATTGTTTTTTCAATTCCATCAGAAAATCAAAATCTTCTCCATCTCTGTTTTGAGAAAAAAACAACTCCTTAAAAATAGTTTTTTTGTAACAAAAAGAAATACCAACTGTTGCAAATTTTAATTCATTTAAATGAAATGGAGGTAAAACTAAACCATTTTCATATGTCATTCTCCAAACGACAAAATCATTATTACTATACTTTTCAAAAAGTGTTTTCACATAATCTTTATTGATGGTATCGTCATCATCCAAGAAACCAATCCATTTAGTATCAACTAATTTTATACCTTCATTTCTAACCAATCCAGATTGTCCATTTTTAGGACCTACTAATCCTGTCTTATCAATCTTAATTGTTTTGACTCTATTATCATCAAATGATTCACCATCAACACCATCATAAACAACTATGGCTTTCCAATTTGGTACAGATTGTTGTATCAAAGATTGTATAGTTCTTTTAAGTGTTGGTCTATTTAATGATGGTATTATAAATGTTATATTATTCTCAATCATATTATTGTGTAAATAAAATTTTATCTTTTAATTTCATTAAATTTTTCTTAACAAATGGCGTTAAAGTTTGATTAAAGTCATATTCAATCACTTTCATATTACCCTCAACATATCTAGTTTTACTTTCATAATGATATGCACTATGTGTTCCTACATTATAATTTTCAAAACCAACAAGTAATAATTTTAGATTTAATTCAACATCTTCAAAACAATCAATATATTCCTCGTTAAACATTCCAATTTGTTTGAATGTATTTGTATTAATCATCATCAGTCCTCCTGTATTACCAATAACATTTGTAATATCTTTGTTAAAGTTATAATACGAACCTTTGTTTTTATTATCAGCAATAAGTGATTTATTTGATAATTTTAAATAAACTAAAATCCCATCGTGTTGAATTGTATTGTCTTCATAATGTAGTCTACAACCAACTGTTCCTACTTTAGGTTTAGTCTTAAATACATTTAACATACCTAATACTACATCTGAGTTTAATTTTATATCATTATTACAAAACAAAATATATTGATGGTTTTTGGTTAAATGATTTTTAACCACATCATTATTTATCTTTGCAAAATTATAATAATTATATTTGATTAATTTTATATTATCTACACTATTAACCAACTCTTCAATTATATTAATTTCTTCTTCACTTGAACCCGTATCTGCAATAAAAATATCAAATAACATAGGATTACAATGTTCATAAAAAGAATCAATACATTGAATTAATAATTCTATATTACCTTTTGTTGGTATAATTACCCCAACTTTACCTTTCAATTTAACATCTTTAATTTTGACTTCAGGAGTATAAATTGATGTTGGTTTTAAATCCAATGGTAATACATCTTTATATTTTTCAACAAACTTAATTTTACTATCAAAGAATTCTTGATTAGGTTGTCCTACAGATTCGTGAGTTATTTCAAATGAAGATGTAACCCCAATTTTAATTCCATCCAAATAGTTTGGAACACAAAATCCGTGGTCATAAAAATGGAACTTACCAATTGTTTCATCAAATTTATGTTTAATCTTTGTCTTGTCAAAAGATATAAATAACCCATCAATAGTAACAACAGGAATTATAAATGGAAGCTTTGGTGAATAGTTATTAATCCACTTCTTTTGACCACTAGGATGATGCCAAACTTGTCCAACCATAGTTTGATTCATCCTCTCCCAATAAACCCCTGATTTGGGAAAATAACAAGAACCAGCCTTCCCAATTACCCCAAATTCGGAGTAATTGGAATAATCCTCCAATAATTTTTTACCCCAATCTTTTTCAAGTTTAATATCGTTATGACAACAAACAATGATATCATATATTGATTCAGTTATCCCACTATTGTAAACTTCGGCCAAAGAATATTGATTATTGTTTTGATATTCCAATATCTGAACGTCATTAAAACCCACACTATCTAATAGGTGAGTCTTAAATTTTTCATTATATTCTTTGTCCTTATGTGTTGAGTAAATTATTGTTATCATTATACATAAAATTAAGTGCTGTTAAATCTTCAATCTCATTAAAATTGTGTGAGATGTGATGTTTAATATCAAGTGTTTGTTTTGAATTTGCTCTACCTCTATTAATTTTTTCATTAAACTCTTCAATTGTTTTTGAGAAATAATGATTAAGTTGAGCAATATCAATTGACGCATTTTTATTAAATGGTCCTTCATTTTTTAATTTGTTAGTATCATACCATTTAGAATTAATACAATGTGGATTTATAAAATGAGAAGTATGATTAAGTTTTGTTATTGTTTTTATATGTTGATTTATTGAATTTTGTCTTTTAGTAAATCTTTGTAACAAAGAATAATTATTATTAACAACTTCAGTTAATCCATTATCACCAAATAATACCCAATTAATACCTAACGTTGGATAATCTTTATAATCGAGTAAAAAATCTTTAATATTTTTATGTTTTTTTAAAACTAAAAACTCATCAACATCAAAAAAAGCAGCCCAATCATATTCAGATTTATACTTAGACAAGAATTCATTATAACACTCAACTTGTCTGTGTTTACCATTATATGGTTTTTTTATTATTTTTTCGTTTTCATATTTACAAGTCCAGTCATTTTCAAAAATGTATATTTTATCAAAACCTAATTTTAAATGATATTCTACCCATTCCTTTATATAATAGTCTTCATTTTTGGCTATACAAACTAAACAAACTCTCATTTTTTTAAAATTGCAATATTGATTAATCCATCTTGGAAATCACTTTTAGTGACTTCATAATTTTTATTTTCTAAAAACTCGTGTAGATATTTATTTTCTCCGTGAACAAATTCGTAATATATTGTATCAATTTTTATATTATCAAAATCAATACTTTTTATTATTTTATGGTCATAACTTTCAGCATCAACAAATAAAATATCTAAATGATTAATTGAATATTTTTTAAATATATCACTTATAGTCATACATTTCACATTTAACTCAATAATGTTAGTTTGAACTTTATGTTTTAAAATGTGATTTTTATCAATTGATGATAATCTATGATATTTTTCAGATGTATAAAAAGTAATTGTTTTTTCATCAGGATTATCAGTTATAGCAATATTCTCAATAATGAAATTAAATTTTTGATAACATTTTTTAATACTTTCATTACAAAAATGTAATGGTTCAATAAATAAAAGAAATTCTATATTATTTGGTGGTATCACGTTTAAAATATCTGTAAGATTATCAAACCCCTTATTTGTACCAATTTGAATTATTTTCATATTCCAGTCGAGCCAAAACCTTTATCCGCTCTGTCAGTTTTATTTATTTCTTTTTTATTTACCAAATTAACCCACTTTCCATTAACCACAGAAGTTAATACAGCTTGAGCAATCTTCATTCCTTTATTAACCACAAATTCGTGATTATTAACATTGAATAGAATAACCTTAACTTCGCCAGTATAACTATTATCAACAGTACCTGGAGAGTTCAATACCATAAGACCTTGTTTTAATGCCAAACCACTCTTTGACCTAACTTGAATTTCAAAACCATCTTGGATTTCAAATGCTAATCCTGTTGAAATTAATGCTCTACCAAATGGGGGTAGGACAACTTCTTCTGTTGAGTACAAATCAAACCCTGAATCACCATCATAATTATAAGATGGGTCAACTGCTTCAGGATTTAATTTAACGTAACCTAAATCCAATTTGGTTGTATGATTTAACATATCATTCTCAAGTTCTTCAAGGTTCAATCCAAACTCTTCATATAATTTATTATAATCAATTTCTTCCCCATTCTCATTAGCTTCAAGTAAGTGTTGTAATTTTATCGCAAATTCACCAATGTTTTCTAAATTGTCTAAACTCATTTTAATTCTTTTAATTTTTTAATTATTTCTATTAATACATTTACATCTTTTTCACAATATTCTTTTATCCCTTCCAAGTTTTGTTTTTCCCAATATTCATTATGAACATTCTGACCAATTACTTCACCATTCTTTGGTGTCTCAACTCCAATATTTGAACACAACAAATCCAAAGAACCAATAGATGTATATGCCCCATATTGCCAAATTTCTTTGGTATCAATGGCTTTTATTTCCCAAGGTTTGGTATCATATGAAGGTAATATTGATGGTGGCATTAAACCATTAATAATCATTCGTTTTGCCAACATTGGAATGTCAAAATTTTTAAGATTATGACCACACAGCCAAAAATCAAGTTTCCCACATTTAATTAATAATTTTTGAACATCTAACAAAAGTTTATGTTCGTCATTACCATAAAATGTTTGTTTTCTAACTGACCCATCATCTAGTACAAATGCAAAACTTATACAGATAATTTTAGCAAACTCAGGTATAAGTCCAGTTCTTGTACTAAAGACAATATTTTTTTGGTCAATTTCAATGTTAGAATCTTCAGGAAATCTTTTAAGAAACCAATCAAAATATTTATCAAATTGGTCAGCAACAGATGGGTTTAATGTTGAACATACATCATAGTTTGGACAACACCCAACGGTTTCAATGTCCATAAAAAGAATCTTGGTTATTGGTTGTTTAATCATAATTTTATTTTATTAATGATTTGTAAAAAGAAGCTCTTGTTTTTGTAACATTTCTTAAATCGTACTTGTCTTTAACACTCTCATACAATCTTTCCCCAAGGTCGGTAATTAAATTGGGATTATGAACTAAAGTCTTAATATATTTCGCCCAATCACTATGATTTCTATTCTCGTGAACTAATAGAGCATTACCATCTCCAAAAATACCATTTTTCATTGTGTGATTCAAGTCAATTGTATAAGGACCAACTTCAGAAGCAATTAAAGCTTTTTTATAAAACCCAGCCTCAATAACTTTCAATTGAGACTTTACCCTATTAAAGATATGATTTTTAATTGGTGCCATTGAAATATCAAACTTGGAATAATTTGTTGCATAAGTATTAATGTGTTTTGTCCAAACACGTCTATAAGGTAATGTTGTTGGATTTGGATATTCTTCATCTTTAAATTGATTTAAAAAGTTTTTATAGCCTTCGTCAATAATTGAATATTTGTTTGTGAAAATTTCTTCATATCTAACCCATACAGTTTCTTCAGGTTTAATAGGTCTTTGTTTTCTTTCACCAGTTGTTTGATTTATTTCAGTCACCGAACCTCTAGTATCAAAACCACACAATACATATTGAACTTTATCTTTCAAATTTGCATTTTTACCAACAAATCCCTCCAATAGTTTTAAGTCGTGAAGATGTGAAGAACCACCTAACCATCCAACTCTAACTCTCTCAGATTCTTCTGTTGGTTGATTAAATTGTGACTCAGTAGGATTAATCGCATTAGGTAATATCACAACATTCCTATTCAGTTTTCTTATTTCATCTGCAAAGATATTTGTTGTTGTTGTAACATAACTTGCGACTTTTAAGTTCGCCATAATCTTCTCGTGTATCTTATCTTGAACAATCAATGAATGTATTGGGTGTTCTTTTCCAGGTAGCCAATAATCATCCAAATCTACAATAACAACAATACCAAGTGATTTTAAAAAATTAATTAATGTTGGTGTTTGTTCATAAGTGTGTCCAATATTTCTATGAATATGAACAATTTGATATTGTTTCCAATAATTAACATTATTAATCTGTGGTTGATAATCTATATCCACATGAAAGTCATCTGGATACATATTTTGTAACATAACATGGGGATCTACAGAACGAAATTTTCCTACACCGGTTGTGTCACTTGGGAGTACAAGTACTTTTATTTTTGACATATTTTATATTATTTATCCCAAATTATAACCATAACTTTTTATTAATTCAATAGAATTGGAATAAAAAAACGAAACCCCACACTTTGAATTTCTTCAGGGAATGTGGGGAATAAGAATTTTAAATTTATAAAATCTATTTGACTTTTTTGATACGAGTTACTTTACCTTCAAATATATGACTACCTACTCTAAATTGAAAGACATCATTTGATTTACTTGTACTTTCAACTAATAAGCCATTTTCACCTAATACTTCTTCAATTGTTTCTCTAATCATATCTTTCAATGTATTCTTATCAACATTTAAACTAGTATTTTGAGGTGTTGTATATTCTTTAATTGGTTGTTTTTGTTTTTGGAATGGGTCAACATTATTAGCAACATCATTTTTCATTAACCTTGATGCTTTTTCAATTAAATCATTACTTAATACAGAAGAACCACCCATACTACTTGGTTGTGCAATTGGGTGTTCAATCATTAGACGTTTAATTTCATCAGGTAATTTTGATGACATTATTCTATCTTTAGAATTAGTAAATTGTTGTGGTTGTTGAGCTACAGATGATTCCATCATAATATTTTGGGGAATATTATAACTTGCTTGTGGCGCTTGAAATTCTTGTAGTTGTGGTGTTGTTGGGTAGCTTTCATTGGCTTGTCCTCTTGGAGTGTTATTGTGAACATCCATTATTTTTTTGGAAATCATTAATTTCCTCATTAAATCTTCTTCTGTTGGCATATTTTATATTATATCAAATTTTGCGTTTATTATTACTCTATCCATACTTTTATCACCATTTGGATTATAGTTTGGTCTAGGTGTTTCAAATTTCTCTCCACTTGGTTTTAAGGATAATATTTTATCTAACCTAAACAATCTCCAACTTGGGAGAGGTCTTTTACCAATATAATCTCTATGAGATGAACCTTCAATATCCCAAGCTCTTAAAACTGGATTACCCGCTTTACTATAACCAAAACAAACTGGTTCTATTTCACGCAATCCACGACCTCCAGGTTCATCACCATTATAGTAAATGATAATTTTATTTTTCTTTTTGATGGCATCAATGACACTATCAATTGACGCCATTTCTAAGATAAGAGATTTAGTAATGTTGTAAAGTTTCATTACGCACTTGGTGTTGTATAAGGTTTGTCTGGTTGATATTCATTGATAACTTTTTGAGTACGTCTTTCAACAATATCTTGTATTGCCCCGGCCGCTTGGTTATAAACGTCCAAAAAATCTCCAGTTCCTTTACCTTGTTGGTCACCATCAGCAATTGCGTTAGGGTTTACGGAAGAATATTCAAATGTTTTCCCATAATCATTTTTAGGTAAAAGTTTTCTTCTTTCAATATCGGCAATTGAAGATAGGTCATTACTTGGTTGTTCAAAATTTAATGGTTCTGTTACTGGCATATTAAATTATTGTTTTAATTATTTCATTTATTCTTTTTAGACTTTCGGTTACTTCTAAATTATATGTCGCCAATGTATTTTTATGTTGTTGGCTTGGCCTATTATCATAACTTAAGTTTTGATTTTTTTGATGGGTTTGAATATATTGATTTGGGAGAACAGTGGATTTAATATCTTTTGACATATCAACATTGTCCCTCATTGATGTTAATGTATTATTAACCCAAGTTTTAACATAGTCCGCTCCATTCAATATAAAAGGCATATCAGTTTTATCTCCAGTGTAATTATCAAAGAAGTTTTTCATTCTTTTTAATTGTTGATAAGTCACAAATCCAGAATCTCTTAATTCTTTATTTCTTCTATATCCTTCAGTTTTATCGTTGGCGTTGGGGATAGAATCATTGCATTGTTTTAAATAAAAAACAATTTGTTCAGGTAACTCAATTTTATCTCCGTACAAATCCTTATTCATTTTTCTTTAAAATATTAATTAATTTATTAATACTTATTCCTTCTTTCTTTGCTAAATTTTTTATTGCTTCTAAGTTCTTGTTTATAATTTTACTCAATCCACTAGCATCACTATCTTTTTCCATAATATCGTGATTATTGCCTTTTTTAGTTAAAATGTCCTCAACCATTTTAATCATTTTTTGTTTTCTAATTTCATCTAATTTTTCTTTTTCTACTAGTCTTTGTTTTAGAACTTTTTTCCCATCTTTTGACCTATGAACTTTTTGTCCCATTAATTTTCCTAATTGTTTAGTTCTATTTAATCTTTCTTCAGGGTCATCAATTCCTAATTTTTTTAAGGTTTTCATTGTGTTATTGAAGTCCATAAATTCAGTATCATCGTAAGCAAAAGCATCTTTCATATTGATTTCATTTACATTGTCGTTCTCTTCATTTTCACCATAAAGTCTACGTCCACCACCATACGCAAATGTAAGTCCTGGTACTCTGGTACTATCAATTGTTTGATCCATTGTTTTCTTTGGATGCGTCCACATATTATATATTGGTGTTTTTGACGTTAAAAATGTACCATCAGAGTCAACATATTCATCAAGTTCAACTGAGTCTAAATCTTTCTCAATTTCTTTTTTTGATGCTTTGTTTTTTAAATTAATATGTTTACCAATTATATTTTTTATTTTGGTGTAACTTTTTTTATTAAATTTTCTTTTCCCCTCATTTTTCTTTGATTCTGATATTGTACCATAAACAGAATAACTTAACACAAAGTCATTCCCATTACTCTCCAAAAGAAAATAACAATAATCATTAAAGTATTCTTTTTTATAATTGTTCATTAATAATTTTTCTTAATAAATACTTCGGTTTAGAGTATTTATCATAAAAAAAGAATGTCCTATCAAAATATAAGACAATTTGTACCAAGAAATGATTTTCCAATATTATCATTGGAAATATTCGATATGTCATTGACTTCAGATGAAATTGATTTCAATCAAGAGGTTGTGTTTTCCCCATATTTAATTGCTCAAACGTATGGTAATAAGTTACCATTTTACTTTGATATCAATAATAATGAGTCGGTTCAAAATTTGAATTTAACCTATAAAAACTATAATAGGAATAATATTTTTGTGTCTCAAAATTATTATAATCCAAAAGAATTGGATTTAACTTGTTTTTCATCATCAACATCTTGTGACATAGGTTTAACAGGAATTGATAATGGATTGGTTACTGGTATGACAGGACAAACAATTTTATTTACAAATGGATTGTTACCAACCTTATTAAAATTTGACAGATTAAGTTTTGATAGACGATTGAAATTATTTCAAGTTACGGGTAATACGACAACACAAAGTAGATTTTCAGGGTTTAATAAAACCGTTTTATATGAAGTTGTAAGTAAGACTAGTCCTTTTGAAGGTAGATATCACGAACTATATGGTGGATTTTACCAAGGGTTCTATAAGTTATTTGGATATGATTATGAAATTTTCCCTGAAAGGATGAATAAAGGTTGGTCAGTTGAAATGGTTTTAAAACCAAGATTGATTAATGAATACAACCCAAATAGTGGGGAGACTACCTTAAATCAAATCTATCCCAATAATAAAAATATGTTCTTTTACATTGGTACTAGAGCGGAGAATAAATTTTATCATTACGCTGATGGTAGTCCAAATTGTTTTACTGGTTATACTAGAATTACATCAGGATTGACTGGGTTATCAACTTGTGCTTGTTGTGATGAAAACATTAAAAGTAGATGTATCTTTGTATATCCACCACGTTCAGTAAATGGTATACACGACCCACATCTTAATTATGGTTGTAATAAGTGTGGAGGTAATAAAGAAACACAGATAACTTGTGGTTGTGGTTGCAATGATTTACCTTGTCAGAATTGTGGTTGGGAATGTAAAACACATACTTGTGGTACAATAATTCCATTAACTCCAACCCCAACACCTACTCCATCACCAACTCTAGTTTGTGACCCATTCCCACCTCAAACTACTTGTACACCAACTTGCACGAATTGTAATGATTGTACAAGTTGTGATGATTGTGCGACAAGTGGGTTTACATCAATTGAAGATACTTGTGAGAAGAATCCATTATTGGATACGATGAGTAATGCTTTGGGTATCAAATTATGTGGTGACCCTAAAAATCCTGGTATTGGTATTAGATTTTTAAAATTTACTGGTGGTTGTGAAATGACCGGAACTTGTACGACAAGGATGACTTATGAGACAGGTTATACGATAACTGAAATATGCACACCACCAATTTATCCTGATTGTGAAAAAATAAATCCAGCTTGGTTAGAAGAAGAGCATTGGTTTCAAGTTAATATTGTTTGGGAACGATATGAATTTTTTAAAGATTGTGATTTATCTTTTAAAGGTGGATTGGGTGAAATAACTGAAAGAAAATATTTGGAATCTTTGGCGAATAATACAACATCGTTGATTGCCCCACCATATACAAGAGACAAAGTTGGTTTACAAGTTGATATTATCAATTTGAATGAGATATGGTTACAAGAAGAGAAATATAGAAAGGGTAGATTAAAGATTTATATCAATGGTAAAATATTTTATACGATTGAAGATTTTGAAGAGATTATACCTAGAGGATTAAACACTGATAAAGAAAAACAAGTTGGTGTTCCTTTTAATATTTCTTGGGGTGGTGGTACTCAAGGGTTAAGAGAAAATTTAACCTTTACTGATATGTTAGGAACTGGTTATACTCAAGACCCAGAATGTTTCCCAACTAATGATTTGAGTGGCACTACTTTAAGTGGATTAAATACAAACATATTAATCGAACAAAATTTTGCTGGAACATTTGAGGGTGGTATATCTCAATTTAGAATGTATGTTGAACCATTAACAGCACCAGAGGTTAAACATAATTTTATTTTATTAAAAAATACATTTAGGATGTTTAATCCTGATTGTCCTGATTGTACAACAATACCTTGTGAAGTTAATGACTTCCAATTTGTTATTGTTGACCATACAACAACCACAACAACATTTAACCCAACAACAACCACAACAACATTTCTTTAATAAAAAAATCAAATGATATAATTATAGGATAGTAATTAATGATAAATGAGTCAAACAATAATAATAAGTAGTATCAATTATGATGGCGAATTAGCTAGTGTTATATTCACACCACAAGGTAGTGAAAGTGTAATTAATTTGGGAAATGTTACATTACCTTTTACATTCCAAGCGGGGTTATTAACACCCCCTCAAGATGTTTATGGTACTTATACAATATTAGTTGAGAATGGTAATTGTCCAAACATATTAAATGTTCCAAGACCAACTCCAACTCCAACCCCAACTATTACACCAACAAGAACGGTTACCCCAACTCCTACAGTTACACCAACACCTACTTCAACGTTAGACCCTTGTAGAATTACTCAAACACCTACAAATACTCCAAGTAATACACCAACAAGGACTCCAACAAGAACTCCTACGGCAACACCAACAAGTACTTGTCCAGGTCCTTCACCTACAAATACTCCGACACCAACAACAACTCCAACCCCAACACCTTCAAGAACTCCTGAAGAGTCTAAGATTTATTGGGGTAAATTTAGTGGAGGAACTATAACAAGCGGTGACACAAATTTATTATCAAGTGGTTATACTTCTAATCCAACAAATACTTATAGAAGTATTCCGAGTGGTTTCGCTTATGGTTATATTCTAATACCAACTGGTTTAACACAACCATCAGAATTTAGAAATAGTAATGTAGGTTGTTCAGGTAGTAATATACCATTTAACAATATAGGTACGATAATCATAGTTGACGCTAACGGATTTAGCATAACATATAACATTTACAGGACTTTCTTCCAAATCACTGATGGTTTTGATGTATGGTTATGTAGTTAAAATAAAATAATAATGGGTTCTTTTAGTTTATCAGGTGGTGTTGAAGTTTTTGGTTTTATTTCTCCAAGTAATACCACAGACCAATATCCAGTTATTGACCCCTTATATGGTATTGATGGTTTAAGAAACGTTAATACTTTAAGTGACTTAAATTTAATTCCAACACTTAGAAGAAGGGCTGGTATGCTTGTGGGGGTGAGTGGTGGAACTACTTTTTATAAATTAAATTTACCCCCTTGGAATAGTACACTATCGGATTGGAGTATATTCAATTCTGGAGGAGGTATTAGTGGTGATTATTTACCATTATCAGGTGGCACTGTTACTGGTGCTACAATTTTTACTAATGGTGTTACGGCTAATACTATTTCTGCTTCAACATATCTTAATTTACCTATTGATGTATTTGTTACTGGGGGAACTTATGATAATGCAACTGGCACTGCAACATTTACAAATAATACTGGTGGAACATTTAATGTCAGTGGTTTATTCACAGGGGCCACAGATGTTTATGTAACTGGTGGAACTTATAATGATAACACTTTTACATTTACAAATGTAACTGGTGGAACATTTTCTGTCTCATTTAATTCTGTAAGTGGATTAACAATTAATGGAGATTTAAATGTTACTGGAAGTACAATTGTGGATGGATTAACTGCAACAACTATATCGGCAACAACATATCAAAATCTACCTATTGACCCTGATACATATATCACCGCATTCACATATAATAACAATTTATTAACGATTGATGATAATTCAGGGAATACATTTAATGTAATAATTAATGATTTCACTGGGTTAACAATTAATGGTGATTTAAATGTTATGGGTAATACAATAGTTGATGGTATTAGTGCGAACACAATATCAGCAACAACATACCAAAATCTACCTATTGATGTATTTGTAACTGGTGGTACATTTAGTGGTGGAGTAATAACTCTTATCAATAATACTGGTGGTACATTTAGTGTATCAGGTATATCATCATTTGATACATTTGTTACAGGATTTTCTTATTCAGATAATACATTCACAATATCTCAGAATAGTGGTACAACTTTTAGTGCGACAATTGATAGTGTCACTGGATTAACGGTTAATGGAAATTTGGACGTAATAGGTACTACAAGTAGTGGAACTATATCAGCAACAACATACCAAAACTTACCTACGGATATTAGAGTCACAGGTGGTACATATAGTAATGGAACTGCAACATTTACAAATAATACTGGTGGAACGTTTAATGTGGTTGGACTTTACACAGGAGGTACTGATGTTTTTGTAACTGGTGCTACGTATTCTAATAATACTTTCACATATACAAATAACACAGGTGGTACTTTTTCGACATCATTTAACACATTAACTGGATTAACCATCAATGGTAATTTATCTGTAACAGGAACGACATCGTCAGGTACTATATCCGCAACAACTTACCAAAATTTACCAACAGATATTCGTGTAACTGGTGGAACATATAGTAATGGTTCTGTAACATTTACAAACAATATAGGTGGAACTTTTTCTGTAACGGGATTTGTGACTGGTGATACATTTACAACAGGATTTTCATATAGTAATAATACATTTACAATTAATAGAAATAATGGACAAGCCAATTTAACTGCTACAATAAATAGTGTTACGGGTTTAACATCAACTGGAACTATATCATCATCAGTATTATCCGCAGCAACTTATCAAAATTCACCTATTGAAATTCAAGCGGCCTGTTCTGATGAAACAACCGCAATAACCGCAGGTGTAGGTAAAGTAACTTTTAGAGCACCTTGTGCATTTACATTAACTAATGTTAGAGCATCTCTAACAACTGCTCAAACATCTGGAAATATATTTACAATAGATATTAATTTGGGCGGTACGTCAGTTTTATCAACTAAATTGACAATAGATAATACAGAAAGAACTTCAGTTACTGCTGTTACTCCACCAATAATAAGTACTTCAACAATAACTGATGATGGTGAAATAAGTGTGGATGTAGACCAAATTGGTGATGGGACTGCCAAAGGACTAAAAATTACAATGATAGGAACAAGAGTATGATAATAAATCCTTATGTTTTTTCAATTCCTTATGACCCAAACGCCCAAGCGTTTATTACAGCTGCGGGTATAACAGATATAACGCAACAAAATGCTATAAACACTTTAGTTGTAAATTTAAAAGTTGCTAATATTTGGAATAAATTCAAGGCAATTTATCCGATGATTGGGGGGACATCCACAACTCACAAATTTAATTTAATAAATCCAGCTGATTCGGATGCTGCATTTAGGTTATTATTTAGTGGTGGTTGGACACATTCATCAACAGGTGCAAAACCTAATGGTAGTAATGCAAAAGCTGATACATTTTTAACACCAAGTATTACATTAACACAAAATAGTTCTCACTTATCTTATTATTCAAGAACACAAAGTAATGGAACGGAAGTAGAAATAGGTTCATCAACCGGTGTAAACGCATCCGATAATAAAATTATTGTTGAAATTAGAACTGCTGGAGTTACATATTATAATATAAATTCAACATCAACATATATTACACATTTGGATAGTGATTCAAGAGCTTTTTATGTTGGTAATAGAACCGCTTCAAATGTAATCAATGGGTGGCGTAATGGATCAAAACTTGCCATTGGAACAGTGTTATCGACACCACCATCCACAAGAACCATAAATATAGGATGTTTTAATTCACAACCGGCTGGTGCATTTTTTTCGACTAAAGAATGTGCATTTGCTTCTATTGGAGATGGATTAACAGATACTGAAGTTTTAGTGTTTAATCAAATAGTTGAAGGCTATCAATATACATTAGGAAGAAATGTTAATCCAGTAAATGCAAACTATTATAATACAGCATATAACAATGAAACAAATGCTTTCTTGTATGTTTCACAGATAACAGATAACACTCAAAAAAATGCTGTTAATACACTTGTAAATGATTTAAAAATAGCAGGGATATGGACTAAAACGAAAGCAGCGTACCCAATGATTGGTGGAACATCATCAACACATAAATGGAATCTTGTTAATCCTCAAGATACTGATGCAGCGTTTAGATTGACGTTTAATGGTGGATGGACTCATAGTAGCACTGGAGCTACTCCTAATGGCACTAACGCCTTTGCAAATACTTTTTTAGTACCAAGTTCGACTATTACATTAAATTCAATGAGTTTATCCTATTATTCAAGGACAAATACAACACCTGCAAATAATTCAATAAATATGGGTTCTTGGGTTGGTGCAGGTTTCCACTATACTTTATTATCTATAAGAAGCATTTTATCTTCTACAACAACTTACGGTATGTTACAAACATCTGGCACATTTGCTCAATTTTTAGATCCAAATTCTTTAGGTTTGTATACTGTAACAAGAACTGCAAATAATTTAACAAAAATTTTCAAGAATGGTATTTTAAATGCAACTAATAGTGAATTAAGTACAGCAAATTCATCTAATTCTATTTATTTAGGAGCAGCTAATGGTAATACTTTAAATTATTCAAATCGAGAATGCGCTTTTGCATTAATTACTGATGGATTAACAGATGCCGAAGCTGGTAATTTATACACTGCAATACAAAATTTCAACACAACTTTAGGAAGACAAGTTTAAAATAATTAAAAATATGGAAGTAGGACTTTTAACAATTACAGAAAAAGATAACTTGATAGGGCAACAATATGCTCCAGATAGTTATTTTAACCCCATCCAAGACATAAATGATGATTGGATAATAAGTTTAGAAGAAATAAATCAATGTGTAAATCCTAAATTTTTGTGGATAAAATTATTACCTCTAATTGAATATATACCAAAACCAATAGAACCATTACATTAATGATACTTTATTTTATTATACTTTTAAGGTAATTATGACACATGTAAAATAATTTACTAATAATAATTTGTTGGTAATATTTATGACATATGCCACACCAAATATCAATATCTGCAGTTACAGGAACACCACCATATTCAATCACAATTTGTGATACCACATTAGTTTATTGTTATTTAATAACGGGTTCAACTACTATTCCACCCACATTTACTTTTGATGTACCACCACCATTAGATGTTGCGGATAGTGTTATTGTTAAAGTTACAGATAGTAATGGATGTCAATTATTTTATCCTTATTCTTGTCCAATAATACCTTGTGATTGTATAACATTGTCAGCAACAACTGAAATCAGTGGTATGCCTTTTACTATGACATTATATCCAAATGGTGTAGTCAATGGTAAAAATTCTTACTTTGGAATTGAACCTAACTCAATTGCTGAGATAAATTTATCTTATAATTCTATATTAGGTATTTGGCAAATGTCATATAGAGATTATGGATTTATTAGTGACTTGAACATATCTAATAATTGTCCAAATGGTAGTACTTGGGTAAATAATTATGGTGGTTTTGTAGTGTATTCGACATTAGGTACGATTTGTGTTACACCAACACCCACTCCAACTCCTACACCAACAGGAACTTGTAGATGTATTCAAGTTACAAATACGGGAACAACAACTGGAACATTTTATTATACTCAATGTGATGGAACAATAACAAGTGTATTACCAATCAATTCTGGAACAACATTATATTATTGTGGTACTAATCCAATTGGGTTAACTGAATGTGACATTTATATTGGTAATAATTGTGTTAGTAATAGTTGTGTAAGTATTACACCAACACCATCAGTGACACCAACAATTACTCCTTCACCAAGTAGTCCATAAATTTATATTTAATATATCCTTTTATTTTGATTTTTTTATTTTTAAAATAAAAATAAGAATGTCAACAATATTTGTACAAATAGCCTCATTCAGAGACCCCCAACTTAATCCCACATTAGAAGATTTAATATCCAAAGCAAAATACCCTAAAAAACTTAGAATTGGTATTTGTAATCAATATAATGAAAATGATGAATTTAATCTTGACCATTATAGAAAGGATAAAAGATTTAGAATCATTGATGTAAAAGATATTGATTCACCAGGTGTTTGTTGGGCAAGAAACCAAGTTCAACAATTATATTCAGGAGAAACATACACATTACAAATTGATTCCCATATGAGGTTTGAACAAGATTGGGATAAAACTTTAATTGATATGATTAAAGACCTCCAATCAAAAGGATACCCAAAACCTTTATTAACTGGATATGTTTCATCATTTGACCCTGACAATGACCCACAAGGAAGAGTTACAGAACCTTGGAGAATGACATTTGATAGATTTATTCCTGAAGGTGCTGTATTCTTTTTACCTGAAGTTATTCCAAATTGGAAAGATTTAACTGAACCAATTCCTGCGAGATTTTACTCAGCTCATTTCTGTTTTACATTAGGTGAATTTAGTAATGAAGTTCAACACGACCCTGAGTATTATTTCCACGGAGAAGAAATATCTGTTGGGGTTAGAGCATTCACCCACGGATATGATTTATTTCATCCACACCAAGTTATTATTTGGCACGAGTACACAAGGAAGGGAAGGACTAAGCAATGGGATGTGGACAAAGAGTGGTTTAAGAAAAATGACAAATCACATTCAAGGAATAGAAGATTATTCTCAATGGATGGTGAAGTATTTGACCCTATTGAATTTGGTAAATACGGATTTGGTACTGAGAGAACTTTAGAGGATTATGAGAAATACGCTGGTATAAAGTTTAATAGAAGGGGTGTGCAGAAATATACAACAGATAAAAACTATCCCCCCAATCCATATAACTTTGAAACTGAGGAAGAATACTTAAATAGTTTTGCTAGTGTATTCAAACATTGTATTGATGTTCATTTTGGTCAAGTTCCTGAAAAGGATTATGATTTTTGGGTTGTCGCATTTCACGATAATAAAGATGAAACAATGTTTAGACAAGATGCTGACATCAATGAAATTAATAGAGTTATGCAAGACCCTGATGGTTATTGCAAAATATGGAGGGAATTTAATACCATAACAAAACCATCTTATTGGGTTGTGTGGCCGCACTCAAAATCAAAAGGATGGTGTGATAGAATAACTGGAAATTTGTAAAATTATGAAAATTGTTACAGCAATATATGAATTAGTATATGAAGGTTCAAGAGGTGGAGGCGTATATAAATCATTCCCCCTATTAACCGAAACTATGCGAAATATAATTTTTGAAGATTTTGAGTATGTAATATACACAAATAAAGACACCTATCAGAAGTATAATTTAAACAACTATTTTAATAAACCTAACATTGAAATAAAATTTGTTGAATTAAATTCAGAGTATTATTTGAATAAGATTGAACCAATAAGGCAAAAAGTTTTTAACTCGCAAGAAATTTATGATAGAATATACACGGTTAAAAATTATTTAGAGGTAATATTAAATAAATTACAATTTATATTAAATGAGACCAATGATAATGAAAATGTGATTTGGATTGATTCTGGTTTATTTGGTACAAGTTGTCATGATAGATGGAGAGATTATATGGTTAAAATAGCACATACTAAAACATTTTTAATTAAATTAAATGAATGTGTGGATAAGTATAATTTTATTTGTATAAGGGGGAATCAAATTAATATTAATTATGAATTAAAACAAGATATATTAGAATTATTTGGTGTTGATTTAAAAATTATTCCTGGTGGTATTTTTGGAGGTAAATCTGAATATATCAAACAAATTATTGGAAATTATAAAGAGGTTTTTAACACATTCTTAGAATGTAAAAATAAATTAATTAGTGAACAAGAAGTTTTATCAGTATTAACATCAAAAACAAATACTAAATTTTTTGAAATAAACGATTGGTTAGATTTTCAAAGAGGTATTTTGGAAATTATGGATTTATTAACCGATAAATATAAAACTGATAGTTGTTATGAATAGTCAAAGTTATTGTTTTGCCACATTTTGTTTTGGTGAAAGATATAGAATACAAACCAATAGATTAATTGAAAATTTAGAAAAAATTAATAATAACACATTATTATTTGTAATAACAGATGATGAGACTCAGATAAAAAAATTACCTTGGGTTATAGTAAAAAATATTAATTTTTACGATTCAACCTATTTGAAGTATGCCACAAACTATTTTGACTTTGATTTTTCAGTAAAAAGATTTGTACTTAGGTTGGCATCAGAAAACAATTTCTATAATATTGTTTTATTAGACACAGATAATTTAGTTGGTGGTAATTATTCAGAATCAAGAATTATAGAAAGTTTTAGAAAAAATTCTATTTTAGGTCCTGTAATTTACGAATATCAAAAAGAAATTTTATCTAATTCTATGTTAGGTAGAAGATTCAATCATTATGAAAAAATTTTTGACGTTCATTTAAATAAAAAAGATTTGTGGATGCCTGAGGATTGTATTCAATTTATTAGTATTGAAAAGAATAATTTTGAAAATTTTTTAAATACTTGGGATGAATGTATTAAAATAAAATATAGAGATAACCTACCTAATATTCCTGCTGGTAACATTGATGAAATGTGTTTTTCCGCGTTAAAAAATGGAATTAATGTTGGGGGTAATTCAGATAAATCTGTAAATATTTTTACAGCACAGCACGATTTATGGTATAGATAATGATAACATTAGTAACAGGATTATGGAATATAGGTAGAGATAAACTTCAAGAGGGTTGGTCAAGGTCTTATCAACACTACTTGGATAAGTTCTCCCAATTATTAGAAGTTGATTGTAATTTAATTATTTTTGGTGATAGTGAATTACAACAATTCGTTAATGATAGAAGAAATAATAACAATACCCAATTCATATTAAGAAACTTGGATTGGTTTACCAATAATGAATTTTATCCAAAAATACAAGAAATCAGACAGAAACCTGAATGGTATAATCAAGTTGGTTGGTTAAAAGATTCAACCCAAGCAAAACTTGAAATGTATAATCCATTGGTTATGTCAAAAGTGTTTTTACTACACGATGCAAAACTTTTGGATAAATTCAATTCGGAGTATATGTTTTGGATTGATGCTGGTTTAACAAATACAATCCATCCAGGTTATTTCACCCACGATAAAGTATTAGATAAATTACCAAAATCTTTAGGTGATTTTAATTTTGTTTGTTTTCCCTATGAAACAACAACTGAAATACACGGATTCACTATTTCTGAGATGAATAGATTAACCAATTCAAATGTTAATAAAGTTGCAAGAGGTGGATTCTTTGGTGGTAAGAAAGAAGTTATATCTGAAATAAACTCAATATATTATCAATTATTATCAGATACATTGAATAGGGGATATATGGGGACTGAGGAAAGTATATTCACTTTGATGGTTTATCTTTATCCAAATCTAATAACTTATTTTGATATTGAACCAAATGGATTGATGGGTAAATTTTTTGAGGATATAAAGGAGAATAGATTACAACCCAAGAAAGAAAAAAAATTCTTACAAGTTCAAAGCAATACATCAATAGATAAAGTTGGATTGTATGTTATAACATTTAATTCCCCAAAACAATTTGAAACTTTAATCCAATCAATGTTGGAGTATGATGTTGACTTTATAAACAAACCTAAAAAGTTTTTACTAGACAATTCAACGGATTTAACAACAACACCAAGATATAAAGAGTTATGTGAACAATATGGTTTTGAACATATTAAAAAAGATAACCTTGGTATAATGGGTGGTCGAATTTTTATAGCAGAACACTTTAATGATACTGACTTAGACCTGTATTTTTTCTTAGAGGATGATATGTTTTTCTATCCAAAAAATGAAACTTGTAAAAATGGGTTTAATAGATATGTTAAAAATTTATATAAGAAAAGTTTGGAGATTATTCAAAAAGAAAACTTTGATTTCCTCAAATTTAACTTCACAGAATTTTATGGTGATAATAACACACAATGGGCTTGGTATAATGTCCCACAAGATTTCAGACAAAAACATTGGCCTAATAATACAAAACTTCCACAGATGGGATTAGACCCCAATTCACCAAAAACTGAGTTTAAACACATTAAAACTCATAAGGGTATTCCATATATAAGTGGAGAAATATATTTGTGTAATTGGCCAATTATTATGAATAAGGAGGGGAATTATAAATGTTATTTGGAAACAAAATGGGCACATCCATTCGAACAAACCCTCATGTCTTATTGTTATCAAGAAACAATTAAAGGTAGAATAAATCCTGGATTGTTATTATTAACCCCAACTGAACATAATAGATTTGACCATTACGATGGTAAGCTTAGAAAAGAAAATTAAAAAAGGGTGATTTCTCACCCTTTTTTTTATTTCTTAATAAATCTATGTGTTTTTATTTCTTGTTCAGTTTCAATTGAGATTACATAAACGCCACTAGGTAAATCGGTAATATCTATTTTCTCCAAATTTGATTTGATATTATTTTTACTGAATATTTGTTTTCCAATATTATCAATAATCTTTATGCTATAAATTGAATTATCAATAATATGTTTTTGAATTACAAGTTCGTTATTGGAAGGTGTAAATGAGAAATTATTATCATTTTTGATTTCAACAACAGAAATATTAGAATATGATGTATGACCACCTTCAACCCATTTTAATCTGTAATATGTATATCCATTTGATGTTGGGGTTTTATCATTAAAGTCAAAAAAAGATTGGTCTGAATTTGTAACATTAACAAATCCAATTGAATCAAATTCAATTCCATCTAATGATTTTTCAATAACAAATCCATCAATATATTCATCAAGAATAACATTCCAAAATAAATAAACATCTTTGTTACTCTTTCTGTATTCGGTATTAAAATATAATAACTCAAGGGGGAATATTGTACAATCATATATTTCCTCAAGAAGAACATTATCAATCCACCATTCTTCACCAGCAGAATTAACTCTACAAAGTATGTCTACAGCTATTTGAGTCGCACCTGGGGGTATGGTTAATTGTACTACAGAAAATCCATCACCAGTTGTTGTTCTGTTACCACCAGCGGTTGGTGTATAAAAAGTTGCTAAACCATTTGCGGTTTTACTTGCAACACCTAAAGTGTTATAATCCCAAAAAGCATTACTGAATCCACGAATACGTATTTCACCAAAATATGTGACTCCTCCATTGGTGCTAAGTTGAACTTCAACGAAATCAGTATTGTCAACACCTCTTGTTGTTGCTGCAGGACTTGAGAACACATATGAAGCCAATCTAAAAGAGAATCTATGTGTAGAGGTTGGGTTAAGCCCTATAATATTTGGCATAACATACCAATCTTGTTCTACACCTGAAGTTCCATTACCAGCACCAAATATAACAGCACTTAGGTTTGGGGAAACCGAAGCATTATTAAAAAATCCTGTGTTTGTTGTTGTTGTGTTAGGAGGAGTTCTCCACCAATCGCCAGACCAATTAAAGGTCTCCATATTATCAAATGCTATTGTGTCAATACAAGTTTGACTTTTAGCTAAAAAACTTGTTAGAGTTATAATTAATGTAATTAATACTTTTTTCATTTTTATTTTTTTTATTTAATTAAGATTTATTGTCTATTATAGTAAAATAATATGTCAATATAAATATGGTTATAATGTTTAAGAAAAAAAAATAAAAAAAAATACCCAAACTCTTTGGATATTTATAAAGAACTCCTATCTTTGTAGGACAATAAATGGTTGATGACTTACCAATAAAAGTTATGGTGGTGAAAAACCATCGGTAGTTGAAAAGGATGGGAAACTTGAATACATCGAAAGATGGTGACTACAGGTTCTCTTACAAGTGCCTAGTAAGCGTAACGACTATACGAGAGTTAGTTAATAAAAAGGATGACAATATTTGTTTATCCTTTTTTTATTTTCATAGAGTTTAATTTTAGAACAATTATAATTTTGACTATATAAACGTTCTCCTTTAATCTGTGTTAATAATTTAATATTAAATAAACCTTTATTTAACTTTTCAATACTTAGTACAATACTATAAGTGGTTATGTCACCATTTGGTAGAATTGCATTATGATTTATAAGTTCCATACAAGGTCTTGGTTTTTTTTCCCAATTTATATTTTTTATATATGGATAAATTATTGTATCCATATTTTTTTCAATTAAATCTAAACCCTCAAATAATTCAGGGTCTTCAATAGATTCATTGTTCTTGTATTCATCTTCCATCTTACGATTTAATCTCTGAAGCCAATGTTTGGTTGGTTCAATAAGAATATTATAATTACCCACTTTAAGAGAATCACCAGCATTGTACATTCTTTTAATTTTGTTTTTAATCAAGGCTACATCCTCACTATATATTGGGGCTTTGGCAACACCCTCGTTGATAGGGAATAAATGTTTAATTTCATCAAAATCATAAGCAATAACTTCAATATAGTTATTATTAATTTCTTCTCTTAATATTTTTTTTATCAAATTTCTCATATGAATATAAATACTAATTAAATGACTATTTATATATAAAAACTGGATGGAATTTTTTATAAAGAAGAACGCAACGTTACCTCTTCTTAAATTACAAGTGGTTAAGAATGGTAGATTGGACTATAACAACTTTATGAGTTTGATAGAGCAATCTGCTTTATTTTTTTCTATGGTTGATATAGAAACTGGAGTTGAGAAGATTGTTTCAAGACCTGCAGGATTTGTCGAGAAGACAAATGTTGACCCAAATGCTGAAAAGGAATATTATTTATATTACCAATTCCAAAATAGAGATACGAATAGAGTTGGTAGATATGAAGGACAATTTATGTTAAGAAGTTCTGATGGTGTTTTAATATTACCAATTAGAGAAAAATTATATATAAATGTTCAAGAATCTTATATTGCTGATGATTTGGAATATGATTCTTGTTACATATCTGAATTTCCTTGTTGTGTTAATGGACCCACAACAGCTATCACAATAAATTTAAATATAGTAAGTGTTGTAACCGTAAGTTCAGTAAAGGTTGATTATATTGTAACATCTTCTGATATATTAACAGACACACTAACATTAAATTTTACAAATACTTTAGGACAATTAGTTGGAACTGGATTAACAATTTCAATTGGTATTACAATAAATGCTGGTTCAAACATTGGGTTTGGTGAGGTTATATTACCTGACGATTACTATAATTTGGATGGAACTTCAACATTCAGTAATATTTCGGTTGTTTATCCAATTGCTTACAATTTTGTGGAATCATTTAATACAATATTTCCTCCACAGCCAACACCAACACCATCACCAGTACAACAAATAATTGACGCAATTTTAACTGATGAAACTGATGTGTATGTTGAAGTTGGTAGTGATGAATATTTGAGTTATGTTGACCCAACTCTTGAATATCTTGTAAACGTTTATATTGCAAGTGGTTCGGTTATAACAACATTTACAATAACTTCTAATATACCTATAAATGAAGTTGTTTCAATACCATTATCTCTTAATTTGGGATTAATTGGTGGTGGAAGTGTAAACATTTCGGCAACGGTTATTATTCCTGTGAATCAAACATCAGGTCAAACTATTACTAACAATTCTTCTTTGAATTTTTATAGTTTGAATCAAACTGGTGAATTGTTCATTGATTCTCCAAGTATTGATTTTCCAATTAATTTCTTGGCAAATCAAATACAATTTGAACAACCACCAACTCCGACACCTACACCTACAATAACTCCAACGATTACACCTACATCGTCTGAGACACCAACACCAACACCTACAGAAACTCTGACACCAACACCTACATCGTCTGAGACACCAACTCCGACACCAACGATTACGCCTACATCGTCAGAGACACCAACTCCGACACCTACGCAGACTCCTACACCTACTCCAAGTCCAGTACCAAATCCGTTCATATCAATATGGAGAACAACAACTCCAAATGAAACAATTAACTTACCATATAATCCTAGTGGTAATTATAGCGGAACTATTGATTGGGGTGATGGGAATATCATACCTAATACTTACACTAACAGAAGTCATACCTATGTAACATCTGGTGATTATATCGTAACAATAGATTATGGAATTATTGATGGTTTTAGTTTTGGGAATGACTTCTCTTCGGCATCAAAACTTATTGAGGTAAATAGATGGGGTTGTTTAGGGATTGGAAATAGTGTTTATGGTTATTTCAGTAATTGTAGTAATTTAATTTTAACTGGTGTTACTGACACATTGAATTTAGCTGGGGTTACAAATCTTTCAAGTATGTTTAATAGTTGTGTTAGTTTAACAACAGTAAATAATATGGATTCTTGGGATGTATCTAACGTGACAAGTATGACGGGAATGTTTCAAAACGCAACATTATTCAATCAAGATATTAATAGTTGGGATGTATCTAATGTAACAAATGTGGTTAGTATGTTTAAAGGAGCTTCCTCTTTTAATCAACCATTGAATAGTTGGGATATTTCTTCAGTTGGGTCTTTGGGAACTTACGAAGGTGGGATGTTTCAAGATGCAACATCATTTAATCAAGATATTAATGGATGGGATGTTTCAAATGTTACTGATATATCATTTATGTTTAAAGGAGCAAGTTCATTTAACCAACCATTAAGTGGATGGAATGTTTCAAGTGTTACTACTATGATTGCGATGTTCTCAAATGCAACATCATTTAATCAAAATATTAACAATTGGAATGTGTCTGGAGTTACTAATATGGTGAGCATATTCAATAACGCAACATCATTTAATCAACCATTAAATAGTTGGGTTGTTTCTAATGTAACTATTATGAATGGAATGTTTGGGGGTGCAACCTCATTTAACCAACCATTAAGTGGGTGGAATGTTTCTAATGTTACTAGTATGTTTGCTATGTTTACAGCATCCGTGTTTAATCAAGATATTAGTAATTGGGATGTTTCTAGTGTAATTAGTATGCAAAATATGTTTTCTTCAACACCTACATTTAATCAAGACATTAGTGGTTGGGATGTTGTTAATGTAACTAATATGGCTTTTATGTTCCAATTCGCATCATCTTTCAATCAAGATTTAAGTTCTTGGTGTGTTACAAATATACCTTCATTACCAACTAACTTTGATTTAAACGCAACATCTTGGGTATTACCAAAACCAATTTGGGGAACTTGTCCACCATAATTTGAATAAATTAGAATATTTATATATAAAAAAACAAAATGGCAACTTTAACAGGAAAAACAATTGGTGAATTAGCACTACTAACAGGAATAACATCAGATACATTATTTGCTGTAGAACTTAGTGGTGCAACATATCATATACCTTATTCAGGATTATCAGTTGGTGGTGGTTCATATGAAGAAGTGACTTATGATGAGTTATATTCTATGTACACTGGTTCAACACTTGTACCTAGTAGATTTTACTTGATGACCGATTATCAAACTTGTTATGACCAACCAAATTACGATGTAAATGGTTCTCCTATAACAACAGGTAACTATAAAACAGGAACAACAGAACCTATATTATTATTGGCAATATCAACAATAGGGTTCTCACCTACAGTTTATTCAACACTATACCCACAAGATAAAATATCTTATGATATAAGTTGGAACCTAACAGAGGTAACATCAGGTCTTGCTAAAGGTAGAATCACTGAACGTATTGATAATAAAAATAATAGAGCCGACTATGATTTTAGAGCGGTACAATTTATTAGATATGTTGGATATTTTTCAGAACAATACTATGCAGGTAAAATTAATTTGGATGATACAACAGGATTAGTTTCGTCAACACAAACAGGAACAACTTTTTTTACAACTGACTTTACTGTTGGTGATATTTTTGGAGTTTATACACCTAATAATGGATTAGGTAGTTTCCAATATTATGAAATTTCATCAATAGTTAGTGATGATGAAATATATGTCACAGGTAGAACTTTAACGAAAGTGAACGACACCTATTATTCTTCGGGACAGAGATTACCTGATTATATGAATCCACACCAATGTAATATAACTGGTACAACTAATGATGAATTTGCGGAGTATTATACATTCAATGATGATGATAATTTTAACACATACTTGGGTGATAATGTTAATTACGATACTTTTATATTATCGAATAATGTTTTTCTCAACGGTTCATACAGAAATAACACATTCGGTGGGAATGTTGTAGGTAATACATTTGATGAAGATATGGACTCAAATATAGTTGGGCCATATTGTCAATATAATATTATAACAGATGAATTTGACAGAAATATTATAGGTTCATATTTTCAATACAACATTATTGATTGTGATATGGAATCAAATCAGATTGGTAATTATTTCGAATTTAATATGCTCGGAGATTACGAGGGTCAGGATTTTGATTATAACCGAATAGGTTCATACTTCAATAGTAATTTTTTAACGCTTAATTATGATTTTCAAAATAATAATATTGGAGATAGTTTTTATGGTAACATCATAGATAGTGATTTCCGAAACAATACTATTGTTGGTAACTTTAATCTAAACCTATTCATTAATAACTACTTCAATGACAATATTGTAGGTAGTGATTTTCAATATAATATCATACCAACCTCTTTCTACTCAAATAATATAGGAGAGAATTTTGATAGTAATACAATAACCCAAAATTTTTATAACAATGAAATTGGTCCCGGATTTAATAAAAATTCAATAAGTGGGGAAACATATAACAATAGAATCGGTGAACAATTTGAAAACAATACAATATATGGTAATTTTAATGATAACCAAATTTTCAACGAATTTAAAGGTAATATAACGTATCAGGATTTTAATTATAATAGATTAGATTGGGGATTTGGAGGAAATCAAATTAGTGGGAATTGTTTCGGTAATATCTTTGGTAGTTATATATCTAGTAATGACTTTTTGGGTGATGTTTACGAAAATACATTTAAAGGTAGCGTTTTCGGAAACACTATTGGTAATAATTTTGCCAATAACAATATTGGTGTTGGTTTTAGTAATAACACAATAGGTGAAAATTTTGGTTACGGAGCCTTAGCACCACAAGGTAATACCATAGGTAATTATTTTATTGATAATACAATAGGTGAGTATTTCTATAACAATACAATTCCTGATAATTTTCATGATAATATCGTAGGAGATTATTTCCAATGGAATGTTATTAACACTAATATAGATTATACTGATTTTACCATTAATTACGGAAATATTACAGGGTTTAGTTATACGGCAACAGGAACAGGGGCAACTGATAGTATATATACTAATTTAATTGGGACAACAAATGGTCACGGTGTTAGTGCGACATTTGACGTTGAGGTTTCAAGTGGAGCTGTAATTGGAGTTAGTGCATCAACCCCAACAACAGGATACAGATACCAAATAGGTGACACCATAACAATACTTGGAACTGATATTGGAGGAACCACCCCTGAAGATAATATTGTTATTACTGTAATTGGTACAACATCAGGTTCTTTATTCTATCAACATTTCACAAAACAAATTTTCGAAAGGAGATTAGGTGACAAAAGAGTATCTTTTTATGATGAAAATGATGTATTAAATGTTGATTCAGTATATGAAATCTCAGGTTATATTCCAGTGTATAGTCAATCTTTATCATTCCCTTTCAGTAGTGCGAGTTTTGAGTTTGAGTGTGATGGAAGTTATACCAATAATGGTGGAATAACCAATCAAAGTGCATCTACTATGACTGAATTGGTGACAGTATTTAACAATAACTTTAGACAATTTGGATATTTCTTTGATAATAATGATGGAACAATTGGTTTGTATATAAACCCATCATTAAAACAACAGTATTGCCCAAGTGGAACATACACCATTAATGTGTTTAACGATTAAAAAAATAAAAATATGAGAATTTGTATATTATGTGAAGAATCTAAAGTTTCACAAGTAAAAGAAAAATTAAAAAATGATAACATCTTGAAAATAGAATTATCACCAACTGGAGAATTGCCAGCAACTCATAAATTATGTGTTATGGCAGTTCCTGAAGAAAAGGCTAAACAACTTATGGATTCCGCAGAATTTACAATAATTGAAGCTATGAGTCCAAAAGAATTTTTGGAAAAACACAACTTGAAAAAAATTGGAAAGTTTGGGAAACTATAAGATAATAAAAAATTTCATCACAAAGGATGAAGTTGACCAAATAGTAAATTGGTTAAGTTCGGTTAATCATAGTGGTAGTGATAGTAATCATCATCTAACTGAACTTGGTAAGTTATTAAATGGTAATTCTTATATGTTTGATATTTCAAACACACCACTAACTAATTATATCACAAAGTTTCAATCAATATCTGATGTATCCTACGATATATTACCTGATTTCATATATAACTTAGTAGATAAAATTTCAAAAGAATTCAGTTTCCCAAAAGATAATATATTTCTTCAAGCTGTTGATATGAATAAAGGTGGAAAAATAAATCCACATTATGATACCTCAGTTAGTGGTTATATCAATTATAAATGTAATATAAGTGTTTTATCAGAAGACTATGAATTATTTCTTGATAAAGAATCAATTAAAATTCAAGCAACTGATTTATATGGTTTTGAAGCATCATTATACAAACATTGGACAAATGAATTTAATTCAAGACGAGTTTTTTTAAGTTTTGGGTTTCTATTAAAATATGAAGATTTGGGTAGAAATATTAATGACCCTAGAGTTAGATTAAGTAGAAGAATCGAGAAATACTTTCAACAATAAAATATTTATTAAAAAAAAACAAAATGGCAACAAAATATATAGTAGATAACGTACCAAATCAAACCATAAATGGTGACGTAACAATAAATGGAAATTTAAGTGTCACTGGAGTTACAACTGGAAGTTTGGCCACATATAAAGCATTACTAACCCAATTGGGTGTTCAGAGTGGCACTGACTTAGGTGATTTTAATGATGGTTTAATTATAGGCGAAACCTATGAAATATTAAATTATCAGAGTGGTGATGATTTCAGTAATATTGCAAATGCGTTGAGTGGGGTTGTTCTTACATATAGTTATAGTGGAACAGCGGTAACTGGGGTGACCAATACATATACTTCTGGTGGATTCACAAGTGGTGGAGGTTCTGGTATTGAGTTTGATATCGTAGTAAACAATGATGCTTATGAATCAGTCAACATCGTTACCATTGGTTATGGTTATGTAAGTGGTGATACAATAACGATATTGGGCACTAATGTTGGGGGTGTTAGTCCAGATAACGACATAACAATAACAGTTGATAGTGCAACTACCGAGAATCCAAATGAAACAGGTTCTGTTTTTATCGCAATAGGAGAATTACCTACAAATTGGAATAATGGTTCTACTTTAGAATCTAGGGGTAATTTAGTTGTAAAAGTGTTAGAAAACAATTTGGGTTATGATATTGAATGGGTCGAGGATTTTATGGGGGGAGGTATTTACATCGCTTTTAATTCAATTACAGGACCACTATATAATACTTTTAATAGAAGCACAACATTTGTTTTAGGTGGAAATATTGCAATACCATTTTTTGGTCCTACCGCAATAGAAACTTTCGTATTACCCTATACTGTTAATGAAAAAGACGATACCATTCTTTTAGCGGTTTTTGATTTAAGTGTTCCTGAATCAGTCTCTAATAGTTTGTATTATTTTCCTATCGAGATTCAAATTCTACAAGATACAAACACAACACCAATCGTAATAAGTGGAACTACAACATCATTTCCTTTCACAAATGTAAGTATTGAGTTTTACTGTGGTGATATGGTTATTCAATCGTTTTACACAAGTGGTGGTACTATTGTTAATGACATACCTGAAGTTGTTAACATATTGAATACAGATACCAACACAAGTTTTCTTGGTACGTTTTCTGATGATGGTGGAAACATAATTTTAACTATGGCAACAAATCTTAAAAATCAATTCTGTACTAATAGTACATTAACATTTTATGTTTTCAATGACTAATAAAAAAATTAAAACAGAAAAAAAATGATACAATACATTAAAAGAAAAAGTGATAATAAGTTTCTACAATCTTTAGAAAACGATGTTTGGGTTGATAACTCAAAAGAAGCTTATGAAATGACTCTTATAGAGTGTAAGAATATAAAAACTGAGTTGCTTAACACATATACTTCTGAAGAAATTACTGAAGTTGTTAATATGTTTAAGAACAAACCAATGTCGAGAGAAGAAAAAAAAGAACTTTTATCTTTACTTAAAAAATAAAATTGACGAATTAGAACGATATCATTATACTTATAAGGACAAGGTAAATGTCATCACTTTAGTATGACAGCTAATACACCATCTAAAATTAAGTATAATGATATCACAAGAACAAATTGAAATGTTCCTTAATGGGAACGACCCCGAACAATTTATCGTAGCTGTAGAATACGATTACGCAACAGATTCCGTTTTTAAAATCAAAGAAATTCCTGGTAAAGGAAAAGAAATAAGAAAAGACACATTCACAGCCTTTGCTTGGGTTGGTGATTTACACGGTCTTAATTTCTATAAGTCATCCAAAGGTCTTCAAAAAGAAGCGATGACAAAACACGGAATATTAATAGAAAAATTACAAACTGGCGACAATGAAAGATTGGAGAATGGACTTAAATTTATGGTTAAGTCCCTTAAAGGTTATAGAAACCTAATCCAATTCTTTAAAGAAGGTGGTGTTGACCCTTGGGGTGAAAAAACCAAGGATTTAATATTAGTTCTACCCCCAGTTGAACAATACCTAATTCAAAAAGAAAAAAGATTATTTAAAGGTTATGAAGAATACAATGATGTAACAAGATTTGGATTCGACTTAGAAACTACTTCTTTAGAACCTAAAGATGGTAGAATCTTTATGATTGGAATAAAAACAAATAAAGGATTACAAAAAGTAATTGAATGTTCAAATGAAGACCAAGAACGAGCTGGTTTAGTAGAATTCTTTAGACTAATTGATGAAATTAAACCAAGTATTATTGGTGGATATAATTCATTCAACTTTGACTGGTATTGGATTATGGAAAGATGTAAAGCTCTACATTTGGATATTAAAAAGATTTGTAAAACTCTACATCCTGAATATAAATTTAAACAATCTAATGGGATGTTAAAGTTGGCCAACGAAGTTGAATCCTTTAATCAAGTTAGTATGTGGGGATACAATATTATAGATGTCCTACACTCAGTTAGACGAGCTCAAGCAATCAATTCAAGTATCAAATCAGCTGGTCTTAAATATATTACCCAATATATCAATACTGAAGCCAAAGACCGAGTTTATATTAACCATATAGATATTGCACCATTCTATTCAAAGAAAGAAGAGTATTGGTTGAATATTGAGAATGGCAAATATAGAAAAGTGGGTGTTGACCCCAAGATTGATTCCATTTGTGAAAAACACGATAAAGTGTATATCAAAACAACTGGTGACAATCTTGTTGAGAGATATTTGGATGATGACTTGGAAGAAACCCTTAAAGTGGATGAAGAATTTAATCAAGGTACATTTATGTTGGCCTCAATGATTCCAACCACTTATGAGAGGGTTTCAACCATGGGAACGGCAACGATTTGGAAAATGTTGATGTTGGCTTGGTCTTATAAATACAAATTGGCAATTCCACAAAAAGAACAAAAGAAAGATTTTGTTGGGGGGTTATCAAGATTGTTTAAAGTTGGTTATTCAAAGAATGTGTTAAAGCTTGACTTTTCTTCTCTATATCCATCAATACAATTGGTTCATGATGTATTCCCAACTTGTGATATAATGGGGGCAATGAAAGGTAAGTTAGGTTATTTTAGAAATGCCCGTATTAACTATAAGAACTTGGCGGCAGAGTGGTATGAAAAAGATAAGAAAAAATCTCTCTCTTATGATAGAAAACAACTCCCTATAAAGATTTTTATAAACTCGCTATTTGGTGCATTATCAGCTCCACAAGTATTTCCTTGGGGCGATATGTTTATGGGTGAACAGATTACTTGCACTGGAAGACAATATCTTCGTCAGATGTCAAAGTTCTTTATTAAGAAGGGTTATACCCCACTTGTATGTGATACGGATGGTCAGAACTTCTCATTACCTGAAGGTGGTGTTGATGACAGAGTTTATATAGGTAAAGGTCTTAATTGGAAAGTTAAGAAAGATAAAGAATATCGAGGTTATGATGCTGATGTTGCGGAGTTTAATGATATATTTATGAGGGGAGCAATGGCCCTTGATTGCGATGGTACTTGGAAATCTTGTATTAACTTGGCAAGGAAGAATTATGCCACAATGGAACATAATGGTAAAGTTAAACTTACAGGTAATTCAATCAAATCCAAAAAACTTCCATTATATATTGAGGATTTCTTGGATAAAGCTATCAAACTTTTATTAGAGGGTGAAGGTCAACAATTTGTTGAGTGGTATTATGAATACCTTACAAAGATATATAATAAAGAAATTCCACTCCTTAAAATTGCACAAAGAGCAAAAGTAAAATTAAGTATCAAAGATTATATTGATAGGTCAAAACAAACAACTAAATCAGGTGGTGCTATGTCTAGAATGGCTCATATGGAATTGGTAATTAAACACAATCTAAAAGTTAATCTTGGTGAAGTAATTTATTATGTTAATAATGGAACTAAAGCAAGTCACGGAGATGTACAAAAAGTAAACAAACCAAAAAAAGGATGGAGTGAAGAACAATTAAAAACTTATTTCCAAAATACTAAAATTAATCCAGACCAAATTGATTCTGTTATTCAACTTAATTGTTATATGTTAAATTCAAACGACATTGAAAACAATCCTAATATGACTGGTGAATATAATGTCGCCAGAGCTATTACAACATTTAATAATCGTATTGAGCCTTTGTTAATTGTATTCAAACAAGATATTAGAGATAACTTAATTGTTGATAATCCTGAGAAAAGAACTTTCTTTACAAGTCAACAATGTGAATTAATTAATGGTGTTCCATTTGAAGAAAAAGACCAAGATAGAATCCAAGAAGACTTATTAGATTTAGAACCAAAGGAATTAGAGTATTGGGAAAAGAGAGGAATTGACCCCAACTATATCTATGACTTGGCTGAAGAAGGATGGGAAAGATATATTGATTAAAATAAAAAACCCCACTCAAAAGGTGGGGTTAAATTTTTATTCTAATTTCATTCCATCTGAGGAGATTATATACCAACCACCTTCAAGGTATTCAAGTTCAACACAAGCGCCATTATCAATTTCAATTTCATCGTATTGTTCGTCAATCAAAGAATATTTTGGAATAATACTTGTTTTGGTTAAGACTTTAATTTTAACAGATTCTGTGGTATAACCATCTAAAGTAATTGTACATTTATCAACATCTTTAACAATTAAAAGATATTCACCATTTGTTTCATAAGTTGGTGTATTGACAATCTTTTTAATTTTGGTGGATGGTGATTGACCATATCTTAATGTTTTGGTAACTTCACCTATTTTTTTCTTTTCCATATTATTTAGATTTTACCATATTATAGATATATTCGGCAGCTTTATCAATATTATCAACACCCTTTCTAGTTAGTTCTGTTCTAATTATGTGTAACATATATTTAAATCTAGAAGCCGAAGGATTGTTACCATAACCTTTAAGTGGTGGGTGTTTTGAATCTAGAAGTCCCTTTTGGTTTAATTCTCTAACTTTTCTTACACCAAACTCATCGGCAACTGCCTCATATTTCGCCATTGCTTCAGCCGCATCATCCAAAGGAACTTCGTTTAAATAAAGACCCATCATTTTTTCAGCACCATATTTTTTAAATTGATATTGATGTGCTAATTCGTGGAAGATAATAAAAAGAGCTTGAGTGGGATTATATTTTTTAAAAATTTGAGGGTTAATAACTAATTTGTTATGTAAAGCTAACCCATCAGGACCCGATAACATTTCAAGCGAAACTTTTTTACAATCAGTTTTTTCAAATATTGATTTCACTTCATCAATTAGTTCATCACTTAATTTTAATTCGTTTTTTAAGGTTTCAAGAAATTCATCCAAACCTTCAGTAGCTTCTAAAAGAAGTTTATATTGTGATTCTGTTATTATAATTTTCATTATATTACATATATTTGTCTAGGCATAGCTTGGAATTTCTTTACCTTGTTTAAGTTTTCAGCAATTAACGCTTCTCTCTCCATAACCTTTTCTGGTCTTAGTCTTGTTAATTTACCTTCAGCACCAGTTAATTCTTCAAGTAATTTTGTTTTTTCATCCTTACCTTCAGTTGCTAAAGATTGGTAATCCATTGTGAGTTCACTATCTGGTGTTTTGATATTACCACTAAACTTACCTCTAACTTTGGATAAAGTTTCCTTGGCTGTGGCAAAGAACCATTTACGTACCCAAATTTGAGCTGGATTATTTAAATCAGTCCAACCAATTTTATTAAGTGGAACATCTGATGGTAATTTGATTATATCAGGATTTTTTTTCAAACAATCATCTCTATCAGGACCATCAACTTCATAATACCAATACCAAACTCTACCACCCATTAAAGACCTATTACCAAAGTCAAATTTACCTCCAGGTGTTTGCATAAGATGTATAGCTTTTTTACCTTCAGGTAGGGCTGTGATACGATAAGTCAAATCACCAGCAATAATTCTTCTTTGGATGTTGACTTCTTGCATCCTTAATAACATATCAAAGACAGGCGCCATAAAATATGAACCGGTATTACCCAATTGGGCGAATCCACCAGGTCCACCTACACCGGTACCACCAAAAGCCCCAAATGAAAAGGCATCAAAAAAAATGTTATTTATTGTGCTAGGTGTAAACCATAATAATTCATTTATTTCTCTACCAGCAGGTATTTCATATATTTGTTGATTATGTACAAGTTGTATATAATCTTTCTTCATTACATTATCACCACCAGCTTGTAGGCCAACTATTTTTGAATATGCGTAAGAATAACGTTCTTCAAAATCAAAACTTTTGGTGATGAATGCTTTGGTTAATGATTCTGTGTCTAAGTTTAAACCATATAATGATGACCATTGAGATTCAATTAACCAATCTTGGATATATTGAGAATAATCTTCAATTGATAAAGCTAATAATGAATCCAATTGTTCGTCTTCCAATTCAATACTTCTAAGAGGCGCACCTAATAGATGTCTCAATCTTGTGTATAGTTGGGTTCTTTCTGGTTCAGGAATTATTGACATAGTTAGTTTTTATCTATAAATATCAAATTAACTATAAAGTAGTTTATTTATTTTATTTTTATAAAACCTAATAGCTTCAGAAATATTTTCATCGTTTATTCCCAATTCTTTTAATTTGTTTTTATAATAAGACATTCTTTCTTGATAGAGTTTAATTAATTGGTCTTTATCTTTTTCTAACCTTGGGTTTGTCTTACCTTTTAATTGTGGAGTCATTAACTCTATATTAGTCATATTTGTTTTAAAAGGTTCTTCATAATAGTAAATGTATTTAGGTATATTTACATCACCTTCAAGATTATTTCTTTTATAATTAGAATTTGGTGTTGTTATTATTTTTGAAAAATCATTATCAAAAATGATATATTCTTTATTTTCTTGATTAACATAAACTATTAAATCAACATTTTCTTCTTTATATTTTGTGTGTTCATGCCAAGATGCTACCCTATAATACTTACCCCTATCAGAATTAAAAAGTTTAACATACCCTTCTTTTATAGATTTTATTTGGAAATGTATTGGTTCTTCATTTTCAAATTTTAAAACAATGTCTTGTCCTTTTATGGTGTCCGCTTTTGAACCCCCACAATTAAAATTAATTTTATATTCAATATCTTGTTTATATTTATCTAAACCAAAGGCTAAATTAATCATATCTCTACCATATTCTTCATTTTTTAAACCTTGTTCAAAGTTTTCAATAGAGACTTTTGCCAATCTATCAATCCATTTTCCATCATTTGAAAATAAATCAACTCTATTGTCATCAATCCATTGACGTAATGATATGGAGTATTTTTTTATTTTATTTTCAGTTTTAAATTTTTCAGCTTCTTCTTTATATATTTTTTCTATTTCACTATGGACATTACTATTCGCATCCCATCTATTTACTAATGACCAATTACCTTTTCCACCATATCTTTCTTCAGTGTAGTCACCTCCAATAATACCAATATTAGTTGGACCACATTCTGGTATATTTAAATCACCTTTACAACCATTAACCCAACCTTCAATTGGATTATTACTATCACATTTATTATAAACACTTTGAATTATACTGCGCATAGTTCTAAAATTTGGAAAATCAGATTTAGCTTCATTTAATAATTCCCTTTTTGTTATAGATTCAGTTAAATTAATTTTTGATAGGTATAGTCTATCCGATTTAAATTTAATATTTTCAGATTTGAAAATATAAGAATATCTTTCTTTGGATTGTCCCCCATCATCTTTCACCTCAACATTTTTAAAATCAAAAAATACATAGTTTTTAATATTATCAATAAATGCAAATATATTAATATTATTAGGTGTATATTTATTTTTACTTTTGAAAACATATTTTACTTGACCATCAATATTAGTTTCATATAAATCTCTTGTTGGTTTAACTTGAATATATTCTGAGATATCCTCCCTTGTTAATTTCATATCTTGACCTTTATATTTGTCTCTAACATCACCATCACAAAATCTAGTAATATTTGAGTTACCATATTCTTTATTCAAGATTTCAAGAGCCAAACTTTCACGAGATGAACCATAATCTAAAGTACCCTTTTTAGTTTGGGGATTCATTATAAAATCAGCTAATTCACTAGTAAACATACCATCATCACTTAGTAATGTTTTTTTCAATTTAAAAAACCAACTAATAAAATCTAATCCCTCCTTATTGTATTTTTCAAAATATTCTAATATTTTATCACTAACTTTGGTATTAGCATCAAACCAATTTATAACTGACCATTCACCAATTCCACCTCTTTGACTTACAGCATATTTACCACCTATTACACCATAGTTTGTTTCACAGTCATTAGTTTTAATTTTTCCAAAACAAGGTTCTGTTATGTGTGTGTCTTTATTATAGTCATTAATAATTTCAGGTGAACATTTTGGATATACTTTAGGTAACATCACATCAAATACCTTTGGATTAATTCTACCATTTTCCTTAATAAATTCAGTAACCTTACCAAAATCTTTTACTGGGTTGTATTTGAAATTTTTGTATGAACCTTCTTCAGTAATAACTTTATTAGATTTTATAGATTCTTTTAATTTTGTTTTTAGTTTTGATAAATAAACATCATTAACAAATTCCCAATTCACAACATCCCAAAATCTTTTAATATATTCATCTCTCTTACTTTGATATTTCAAATAATAGGCGTGTTCCCACAAATCCAATCCCAATAAAGGATAACCACCATCAATGTCATTCATTTGGGGATTATCTTGATTTGGTGTTGTCATAATTTTTAATCTATTGTTTTTGGTTAATACCAACCAAGCCCAACCTGACCCAAATCTTCCAATAGATTCTTCTTCAAATTTTTTCTTAAATTCTTTGTAAGAACCAAATTCTTTATTTATTTTGGTTAATATTTCTCCTTTGATTGTTTGTTTATCAGGTGATAACATTTTCCAAAATAATGAATGGTTGTAAGCCCCACCACCATTATTTCTAATTACTTTTGGATATCTTGTAATTGATTTAATTATATCTTCCAATTCAACATTACCATAGTTCTTTTTTGATAAGGCATCGTTAAGTTTTTTAACATATCCTTTATAGTGTTTGTTGTAATGAACATTCATTGTTTTTACATCAATGAATCTGGTTAATGAGTCATAACCATAAGGTAATTTATCAATACCAATCTTTTTGGCTTCAGTTATTAAACTTTCACCTAATAATATAGTTTCTTTTAATAGTTCTAATTTCTTTTCCATAAAATATAAATATCTT